GTTCATCGCGGCAGTCACCACACGATGGTTCTGCGCCGCTTCCCGGCTCGACGCATTTCCGCGCTGCTGCGTAGCCTGGAGCTGCGCCAACATGCGCTCGTAGTTGCCGACAGCGTTGACTGCGTCTTTACCATACAGCTCGGTGGCCAGCGCCGTCTGGCCGTTATTGACCAGACCCTGTGCACGGCGCACGGTTGTGACCTGACCGCTGAGGCTATCGGTGTTGAAGTTGTTGTTCTGGATCATGCCGCGCTGCGTCGCCCGTTGGGCGTCGGTCATGGCCTTCACCTTCATCAGATGTTCGCGGTACTGCTGCTCCTGCTCCAGCAGACTCTGCTTCTGTGCCGCCTTGTCCGCGTCACGGAACGTCTTTTCCAGCTCCCGGTGGCGCGACAGGTAGCCGCGCTGGCGCGCAAGGTGTTCCTGGTACTGTTGGGTCTCTGTGATGCCCTTGACGCGCTTGGCTTCCTTCGCATCTTCGGCCAGCATCTTCTCGATAGCGTTCCACTCCTTGGCATGCTTCGCCTGATCCAGGAGGTGCTGACGGTACTGCTGGGTCTGCTCAGTGAGCTTCTGCTGTTCAGCACGCTTGAATGAGTCCATAGCCGAACGCTGCCCGGCAAGGTGCGTCTGATACTGGCGGGCCTGCTCCAGCAACGACACACGGTTCGCGTCAGACGCTCGCTTGGCCGCAGCAAGGTCGTTCTCGGTCGCAGGCAACTTCATGGACACGGTCATGCCCGTGTTCGGATTGCGGAACGACTGGGACTGACTGACGCGCTTGGCCGCTTCCTGGGCTACCACCTTGGTGGTCTCCTGGTGCAGACGCTGGGTGGCGGCGGCAGCAGAAGCCTCGCTCTCGATGACACCACGATTCTGGTTCTGAACTGCGTTGACGACAGCCTTCGCGGTGGTCTCAACAGTCGATACGGTCGAGCGCGACATGGCCGACATCGCATCCTGGTGCTTGGTGATCTCGTTGCGGGCATTGCGCAGCTCTACACCCAGTGTAGCCAGCTCGCTCTGCGCCTTCGAGGTGCCGCCCGTGACCGCCTGCGGATTGGCCTTGAGAGCGTTGAACTCAACCATCTCGCCACGCAGACCAGCAAACGCCTGCCGCAATTCCTTCAGGTGCTGGAGGCCGGGTGCGGTGTCTACACCAAGGGCGATTGTTGAGATAGCGTCGTTCATGGGTTTCCTAGCAGAATTTCGGGTTTCTGGAATCTTACCAGACAGCAAGCTGTCTTCATAGAAAGAAAAAGCCCCTCACTGGGAGGGGCTAGTTCTTCTTTTCCATCTTCTTCCTGACGTGTTCCATAAATATGGTGTCCATGTCAAGGATCAACCGCATGAACACCTTGCGTCGCTCAGTCCGGCTCTCGCCAAGTATGTCCAGGTACGACTTGATCTCCGTAATGGTGATCGACTGGACTCCTGCTTGGTTGAACTCTCGTTGAGCCGACAAGTCGCTGAAGGCATTCTTGAACCTGCGAAGCCCCTTCTTAAGGGTGACCCTCTTTTTCAGGGCCAGAGGGGTGATCCCCTCAGCTTGCATCTCCAGCAGCGACTTTAAGTGGGGACCCCATTCGAGTTCCCACGCAAGGTGTCCAGTTAGTTTTTTGCGGCTTCTTCCACCAGGGTGGCCTTGAAGCGGTCACGCATTTCGGACTGGCGCTTGACCCACAGACGGAAGTCGTTGTGTTCCAGCAGTGCAACGGCGGTCTCTTTCGAGTACGGCACGTCGATCTGGCCCTTGTACTTGACGTTTTCCCAGCCCAGCAGCAGGGTCTCGGCCATGATCTCGCGCATCAGCTTTTTCGACAGCGCGTCGGAGGCTTCATCGCCGCGACCGAGCGCTTCCGAGTTCGCTTCCAGGACGGAGGTCAGCGCCTTGCCGTAGGCTTCGTTGTTGGCACGAGCGATCAGGAAGCGGGTAGCACCGCGATAGACCACCCAGGCGCCGTTTTCTTCCAGCGAAACGTCGGTAGCGAATTCATCGAACAGGTCGAACAGTTCCAGGACAGCCGAGGCGTTCTTCTGGATTGCGACTGCTGCGCTTACGGTGTTTTGATCTTGCACGGTTATCTCCGGGTAGGTTAAATCGAAAGGTGACATCTTCGGGATGCAGGAACGCATATTACCGTGCGGAATGAGTTTCGTCAAAGAAAAATAAAAGGCCCTCCGTAGAGGGCCTTCGCCATGGGCTGTGTCGCTTACGCAACGCCCATCTTGTCCATGATGATGGTCTTGCCGGTCACGGTGTCACGAATGCCCGTGAACGGAATCGACAACATGCAGTCGCTGTCCTTCGACCCGGCCTGGACCTTGGCGTCACCGAACTTCATCGCGGCGATGATGAACGCATAACCGTTCTTGCTGCCGTCGCACAGCACGAACTGAAGGCTGGTGCGGGTGTTGTTCAGGAACTTGTCATACATGGTGCCATCGGCAAGGTAGACTTCCATGGTGCCGGTGACTTTGACCGTACCCAGGCCGATGTTCGCGTTACCACGCTCACCGATAGCGTCCTGGCCGCGCAGGGTATTGTCGATGGACAGATCGAGCTTCTTGATCTTGGTGCCGGTCAGGGCAACGCCGCCTTCCAGGAGCTGGCCCAGGCCCGAAATTGCGTTCATCACATCGAAATTCTGCGATGCAACTGGCGTACCTGGCAGGCTGGTCGTGTCTTTGCGACCACCGCTCTTGCCCATGAATTCCATCGAGCCGGTCAGGATCGAGCCGGATGCCAACGAGAGGCTGAGCTTCGATGGGACCATACCCGTGAATGGGAAGAACTGGTTCACATCGTTGTGCGCACGCTCGAAGGTAAACGACTTCTTGGTCACACCGTTGGAGATGCGCGACGACGACAGGGTTGCAGCCTTGGCGACAGTATCCACGACCAGGGGGGTTGCCGGATCAACGGTCAGGGTCGTGCCGGTCGGCGCAGTGGTAGCGTGGACCTTCAGGAACTTCTTGTCGTTGACATTGCCGGGGCATTGGAGCTGGAACCACTGGCCGGGTTTCAGCGTTGTGAACGCCGAGGTGCCGGTTGGCGCTGCACTGGCCACGACAGCCGTCGCAGTGGTGGTCGCCTGGAAACCAGTGCCTACGCCGCCAGTACCATACGGTTCCCAGGCTTGTGCCATCAGCATGGCACGGAACAGGGTGTCGAATTCCTTGTACGACAGCTCGATGTTGACGCCGCCAGCCGCCGAGGCGCCAGTCTCGATCAGATCGGCCGTTTGACGGTCAGGGGTAATCTCACCCGACTCGGTCTTCGAGATCGAGAACGCGAGCGATTCGCCCGTCATGCGCAGATTGTTCGGGTTGCCGGTGGTAGGCGTCACGCCGTAGTCGGTTTCCTCGATATAGCGCACTTGCGCCAGATTCGATGATGCAAATTCTTGGATTGGCATGCCAGTTCCTTAGTAGGGTGTTGTGTTTGAGTCTGCAAAGAAAGGAAAGGACACGGTGATGGCGTGCCATCCATCGTGAGCTTCTGGGCTACCGGGCGCTCCGGGTTCATTGACATGAACCCCACCGAGCGCCTTAAATTTGAAGTGATCCGTGATCTCATCTTCCAGCATCAATCGGTTCCGTGTGCCGGTCCCTTTCTTGCCCATGAGAATGATGAAAACGGTGCCATAGTACCTGTGATCTGGATTCCAAGCAACATTCTTTTGAGCACTGCCGTCCCACTCAATGCTAAAAATCACAAAGGTCTCGGCCATATTCGACAGGTCAATGTCGTCCTGATTGTCCAGCTCAATATGTAAGGGACGGCCTTCAGCCTTCCACATATCGGCCAGCACTTCCATGTGTGCTACTAGCGCATCACGAATTTGCACCTTATTCACTTCATCATCTCCATGTGGGATTTTCCGATGCGGCTGAAATGCACCTTCACATACTCTTTAGTCTGACGCAGCGGACCAAGACCCCCATAGTTGACCGGACGCAGTTTGAGCATTCCACCCTCAATCTTCCAGGCATAAAAGTCATGGTGGTGTGAGGTGTTGGCAAGCCATAGAGTCTGGCCAAGTTTGGCTCCGTTGAGCTTCCCGGCATTGCTGGCCATCGCGTACTGGATGGCCCCAACGTCACCCTTACCAAGTGGTTCCTCCGTGGGAAACTTCTTCTCAGGGAAGACACCCTCTACGAAGGTGGTGTCAGGGTTGCCCGCACTCAGTCGAAAATTTGCGACGAAGTCACCGGAATACTGCGGGGATATCTTCGCGGCCTGACGCAGCGAGACCCACATCAGGGCAATCGCAGCTTTCAGGACTTCAGCCTCGACAGCAGCAAGCCACTTGTCGATGTCCTCGAACACCTTGCCGGTGTTGGTTACCTTAAACATATCGCATGTGCAGGCTCCAGACGCTGCCCTGGTCGATGACGCTAACCACTTTCAGCTCCCGCCCATTTACCCTTACGCTGTCGGATACACTCGGTGTAGTTTCTGATTTCAGCACCATTAAGATGCTGTCCCCCGCCTGGAACTTGGTCGAGTAGACCGCCATGTAGCTGAAGGTCGATTGCCACCGTATGTTCAGGCCGCGCACCACCTTGGTGGTTGGAACCTTCTTGTCGAGCTTGCGGTCATAGACGACGCTGGTGAACAACACGTCGAGCAGCACTGGGTCTGGCAGCTCATCGACCACGGCCATGGTGAAGCCACCTGCGGTGTCGATGGTGTTGCGGACAAGGTGCCACTTTCCGTGCATCCTGATCAGGACGTTGGCCTCGTTGCCGTCATAGTTGGGGCTGGCCACCCACTCCGGGTCGCTCAAGACCTCGGTGTGCGCCATGTAGACGTTGTACGAAGGGTACAGGGTAGCCGACTCGACCTCCTGCCGGTCCTTCGTCCAAAGCCGCCCCGCGTACATCTCGTGCGGCGCAGCTCCCGTGAGCGCCTGGGAGAACGTAAAGACCTCAGCCATGTCGTCCACGCGGTGCAGCACGTACTTCTCCCGCAGCATCTCATCGCCGTGGAAGTCTTTCGTACCTTGCCCTACCACCCAGCGTTCGCCAGCAGCAAATACCACGCAGCGGGGAGGGGTGGTGACCCCTTCCGGGACCGACAACAGACGACGTTCCGACGCGAGGCTGTCACGCGAGTTGTCATCGAATGGCATCACCCGGCCACGGAACGTTGTGGTCGGGTTGTAGGCGTCACGGATAGTCATGGTGTCAAAGACTTTCGACACCTGGGACAGCTTCATCATGAGGTGGTCACCGGATCGGTTGTAGCGGTGGAGATCAGCATGATCGTGCGAGGGCGCACGACAACGTCGGTTGACTGGGTCGCTGCCAGGGCGGCAAGGGTCCGCTGCCGGTAGACCTCCCACTGTGCCTTGACGTGCTTGATCGTTTCCTTGTAGGGATCAGAGAAGCGCGAGACCTCGGCCTTGCTGTCGGACATGCTCTTGACGCTGAACATCGACAGGGAGCCAGAGAGCTGCCGGGCGACGATGTAGGTGGCAAGTAGCCGGGTGCTGGCCACCAGCCGCTTCTGTGCCTTGCTGGCGCCCTCACCGAGCGCCACCGAAGCCTCGTACTTCTCGACCAGGATGGCGTCAACCTCGTCCAGTTCAGTGGCAAGGTTGTCCTCGTAGATTCGCAGACCGAGCTTTTCATCGGTCAGCTCCTCGTCGTTGACGCCCAGAGCTGCCCGGATTTCATCGTAGCTGGTGTAACCGAGCAGCGCCATGATCAGTCGTCCGATTCGATGGCCAGCTTTTCGTTAGCCAGTTGGTATTCGACCCAGCCGGTCAGAACCGTCTTGGTGGCCTTGTCCGGGCTGAAGCTCTTGCAGGTGTCGGGGTCTGTAATGCTGCGACCGCCCGTGGCCACCACGTACTGGGTGCCGAACTTCTGCTTGCGTTCCTGGAATTCACGAGCGGCGCGCTCGGCGATGGTTTCCTGGTCAGCGAACGCCTGGATGGTAGCGGCAACGGCTTCAGTCACGGTAGCCCCGCTCGCCATACGCTCGACAGCCGCTTTCTCACGGTCCAGTTGCGCTTGTTCTTCAACCGACACGGTTTCAGCGACAGGCGTGGTCACTTCGGTAGCGACCGGAGGGGTGGCGACGGTGTCTTTGGCCAGTTCAGCCGTCAGGTCTGGCTTCGGTGCTGCGGTTGCTTTGCTCATGATGTTTCCTTGATATGTGGTATGGGGTGGAAAGCTATAGGATGATTGACTTGTTTCCGCTAGTCAAGTGTCGAGCGAGAAAAAGGCCCCCCGCAGGGAGCCTTTTCCGGCCGGCGCCGACTTAGACGGTCAGCGTCAGAACTTCAAACGCTTCATCGAACAGGCGGTAGACGATTTCGCCGTGGTCGAAGCGCATCTGGGTTGCGCGGCGCATCACGAGCTGTTCGATGGCTTCGTACTGCGCGGTCAGCGACTTGACGCGGTGGATTGCGTAGCGCTGGTCCAGGCCCAGGATCGTGCCAGCAGGCCAGTCCGGGTTCTGGGTGATAAAGATTTTGGTGTTGAAGTCCCACGACGGGTTCATGATCGTCGGGATCGCGTCGATGCGCGGCGAACCTGGGTTGTCGGTCTGGTTCGTCGGCTTGCCGCGACGGTTCTCGATGGCCATCGCCGTCTTCAGATCGGTGATGACGTGGGTGATGCGGCGCTTGGTCGAGTTCGCGGCCAGCCAGTAAATCCAGGCTTCGTGCGACAGGGTGCCGTTGGTGGTGATGGTCGCGTCGAACGAGCTGGCCTTGCGGACTTTACCGGCAATCGATGCCAGCGAGACCATGTCCATGTCCTTGTCGCCTTCCAGCAGGGACATGATGTAGTAGTTCGCACGTTCATTGCGCTCGGTGGCAGCTTGGCGAGCCAGCGCGAGGCCGACGAGGTCCAGCGAGGTGGCGCGGATAGCTTGTTCCGAGATTTCCAGGCCCAGGCCGATGACCGGGATGCGGCGGCTTTGCTCAGCCACGGTGATCGACAGCATGGCGTTTGGCATCGCCAGTTGGCTGATCGTCTGCGCACGGTGCGCTTCAGGACGGCTGAAGTCCAGCACGGCACGCTCGAAGCGGTCGTGGTTGATCGAGTCATCGACTGCGATCAGTTTCTCGAACGCGTTCGGCGTGGTTTCCTGGTCAACCGACAGGCGGTTTTCGATGGCCGACATCAGGGCCGCAGGGAACAGGATGCGCGAGTTCGGGACGGCTTCCTTGACGATGGTGCCCGATGCGTCCTGCGAAGGGCGACCGTTGAGCACGTCGTTCAGGTTGGCCGACTTGATGCCGTATTCCTTGTTGGCCTTCAGGAAGATGCCTTCCGAGGCAAGGATTTGCGTGTACGCCGAAGGGCCATCAGGCGCAGTCGGGTAGATGCTGTTGATGTACTGGTCGAACGATTGACCAGCCTCAGCAGCTTCGCGGTACATCGTGACCGCCAGCTTGACTTGCTGGCGTGCGCCGTTGTTGTCGATGAATGATGCCATTTTGTATCTAGCTCCAGTGGGGTATTTTGATGACCGGGATTAGCGGCCGACTTTTTCGATCAGGCCGGTGGTGCCAACGGCGCCCGTACCCTTGAAGATTGCGACCAGACGCCATGCGAATGGGCTGGCCTTGGCCACAGCTTGGTCGGTGGCCTTGCAGACCTTTGGACCAGCATCGGTCAGGGCAACGCCCTTGGCGACTGGGGTGCCGACGACGACGTAATCACCGATGGCGATGCTGCCGGTGCCAGGGGTGGCTTGCAGGCCGTCCAGGACCACGTCCAGGCGGTCGCCGGTCTGAACCGAACCCGTCGAGTAGCCATCGCTGGTAGCGGTGTCCACGGCGATGATCGCAGCTTCGATGTCGCTGCCAGCAGCAGCCAGATCATAGCGGCTGTCACCAGCCAGTTTGACGAATTTGCCAGCGTCCTTGTCGTTCAGACGGCCAGCGGCTTCGTCCGACGAGCCGAGGCGGGTGGTGAGACCGATAGTGCCGATCAGTCGTGCGAATTGGAACTTTGCCATTTCAGTTTCCTTGATGTAGTAGGTGGATTAAGCGCGCTTGTGTGCAGCGTAGACTGCGTTCAGACGGGCATTCTCCAGAGCGTCCGGCTTTTCACGGGTCGCCTTGGTGTCTGCAACCGCGTCCACAGCCGCTACGCCACCAGCAGGGAACTTGGTTTGGAAGGTGGTCTTGGCGGTTTCGTGCTGCGCCAGGATTTCGGTTGCGGTCATCGCGGTCAGGTCGGTACGCGAACCGCCCAGCGCGACACGCATGTTGTTCAGCGAATCGGCTGCGATCAGCTTCAGGCCACCAGCCGACGCCTGGAGGTCAGCAAGCTGGGCCTTCAGGTTTGCATTCTCGACGTTGGCAGCCAGCAGTGCAGTGTCCTTGGCGGCAACTTGGCCTTGCAAGTAAGCCAGCACTTCGGTGTTGGCTACACCTGGTGTAGCTGCTGGTGCAGGAGCGGCGGCGGCGGCAGCTTCAACGACAGGAGCAGCGACGGCAGCGGCAGGCGCAGGAGCTGCGCCGCCGATACCTTCAGCCGCAGGGGCAGGAACAGCAGTCACGGCAGGCACCGGGGCGACCGAAGCCTGGAGGGTGATTCCGGAAGCCATCGCTGCGATAGCTGCTTCGGTCAAAACGGTACGAGTCATGATGGATATTTCCTTGGGTTAAATTTTGTTGAATTGTGGCCGATGCTACTGTTGCTTGTCAACACTTTCTTGCAAAGCGGAAAGCACAGCCTCGAAAGTTGTCACACCATCGACAAGTCCTGCCGTTTTTGCTTCTTCGCCATAAAACTCCTTGCCTTCCGAGTCGGCCCGTGCCTTGGTCAGGTTGCGCATCTCTGCGACGTGCTCGATGAAGACCTCGTTGGAGGCGTCCATGCCGTGCTGGAACTGTGCGCGGGCGGCGTCCGTCAGCGGCTCGAAGCGATTGACCAGGGCCTTGTACTTACCCGAACGCATGACGGTGATGTTCACACCCATGTCGGCGTACATCTTCGAGTAGTCCATGTGGGTGGCGATGATGCCGATGGAACCAGCGCCGCCGCCCTTTGGCATGAAAACCTGGCCTGCTGCCGAAGCGAGGCAGTACGCCGCCGAGAACATGGACTCGCCAAAGGCCAGCACAGGGACAAGGTTCTCGTTGATGGCGCGGATCATGCGGGCCGTATCGAACATGCCTGCGACAGAGCCGCCGCCCGATTCCACGTCGAGGATGATGCCCTTGACCATTGGATCATTGACAGCATGGACCAGGGCTTCGCGGATCGCCGGGTACGACGCAACCTTGTCATAACGGTCCCAGTAATTCGCGGCGTTGGTCATCGGGCCTTTGATGTCGATGATGGCCACGTTGCCGTGCATCGACAGCAGGTATGGTGGAGGCGGCTTTTCCTGCGAACCGCCGCTGTAGCTGGCCATCGCGGCTTGCGGGATCGGGCGCTCGGCGGTGGCGTGCAGGCGAGCCATCAGTGAGTGTAGGGACGACTCCGTACCGGCCCAGAGGCCGTCAGGAATCGCCATTGCGAGCAGTGCGTTTTTGTCCATTACTTCTCCTTCTGGGGGTCTGATTGTTTGTTTTTGCCCTTGACGCCAGCGCTGCCGGGGTCCTGGTTCTTGTTAAGCGCCGAGCCGCCATTGCTCGACCCGTCGTTGCCTGGGTCCGTGCTGGCCACCTTGGACTTGAACAAGGTGCCTGACAAGGGTTTGAACGACGCCGGTGGCAGGTGGCCAGTCAGCTCGATGGCGCACTCCTCATCGCTGACGAAGCCCAGCGACAGCATCTCCAGCCAGCGCGATTGCTTGGCCGACTTGAACGCTTCAACTTCGTTCTCCGGGCGCAGATCGATGGAGTCATACTTGAACTTGACGAACACGTCATGTCCCAGCAGGCGCACGCCCAGCGTGAACATCCGGCTGTAGAACTCGTTGAGCTTGAACTGCACGGCGCCAGCCGCCGCTTTGACGAACAGCATCGACTGGGTGGACGCCACGCTCGATGTCGAGTCCATGCCCAGCACGGCAGGCATGGTCTTGGTGCCAGCGGCCAGCTTGGAATCAACGATGGCCTTGATCTCCTTGTACTCGGCTGAGATCGAGGAGTTTCCGTTGTTGAGGTAGTCGATGACGATGAAGTCATAGTGCACCAGGGCGTCGTCAGGCCCCAGGTCATTGATCATCTGTTGTACATCGGACAGGATTTGATTCTGGTAGGTCGTGACGCCGTCTTCTTCGTTCTGGACTTCAGCCGGGATCGACTTGAAGAACTTCTCGTAGTCGATGGTCACGTTGATTCGCGGGTGGATCGCTCGCTTGATAACCCGTTGTAAGTCTGCAACAAAAGCTTCAGCGAACAGTACCGCCTTGATCGCCGGTTCCAACGGCGACGACGGGTATGCCTTGGTCAGGTCTTGGTCCAGCGCGATGTAGAAGATGGTCGGAGCGTCGAGGACGGTGTCCTTGCCGCCGACCGATTGGACCGGGACAAGGTAGCCATCTTTGTCCGGCTGCATCTTCATACCGGCCACCGAGATCGGCTGGACGCGCTCCGGGATGCGGGCCTTGTCCAGGACCAGCTCGGCGCACATGCCGCCCTCCTGGAGGATTTCCTTGGCCAGCGATTCCGAGCACGACAGGAGCGACGCCACGCCGTTAAAGCCCTTCGTGTAGTCAGGCAGAACGTCGATGCGCGTGATCAACTGCTGGAGGGCTGACGTGGCCTCCGGGTTGGTTGTACGGTCTGGGTTGTACGCCACCGCCGTGTAGCCCGATGTCAGGGCCACGCGCAGGTAGGTGAAGATGGCAGCGGAAAACTCGGGGGATGCGGCAACGAAGTCGCGCATGACAGCCGACGTGGACGCCCCGTTGCGTAGAGTCATCGTGTCCGTGGTGGCCAGCCGCCGATCCGGGATCGGGAGCGGCGACTGGGACATCTTGGCCGAGGTCGAGTACGACGGCAGGGCCTGCGGCTTGGACTTCACCTTCGGATCAGCAGGCGTCGGGATGGCTGTCGCAGCAGACAGGTGCATCTCGATCTCACCGTACGGATTGGCGCTACTGGAGCGCCCGAAAGAGAACATGGACTTGAGGTTGAACATTAGGAGTTTCCTGCTGGAATTTCGCCGCAGTCTACCACGAATGTTGCCCTCAATCACACATTCTTATTCTTCAGCTTTAGCTTCATCACGAGGTTTCGGATTGGAGTAGTCGTATTGACTACGCCCATCAGCTTCGATGCAACCACCATGTAAAGGAGGCTATGGTGCATGTGGTCTTCACCTTGTGTCTTCCTCCACACAAAGATCAGTTCGTCACCATCGAACTCACGAACGCGCTTCTGATCCTGCATGTGACGAACCCACATAGCATCGTTCGGAGAAAGCTGTTCTTTCACCACGCCTTGCTCAGCGCGCACCAGGATTTTGCCAGCACGGACTTGACCCATGATGTGGTCGAACCCCTTGTCGCGGTTGATGTTCACCACGCGCAGGCCCTGCTTGCCTTCGTCCTTGTCTTCGTCCTGTTCCCGGACCTTATAAATTTCGGCCGAACGCTTGTTCCGAACGTAGACCCCGGCGAAGACCTTCGAGTCGGTCTGCTGCATGCGCCACACGGTCTCGGTGTACGGACCATGGTCAACCACACAGGAGCGAACGCGCCATGCCTTGGCAAGTTCGAGGCGACGGTCGTAGACCTTGAACAGCGGGATCATCTCACGGTACACCACCGCGATCTGGCCATCAGGCATGACGGCGCCGATGGTGCAGGCACAAAGGTTGCCCATGTCCAGCCCCATGACCATTGGGAACGACAGGCTGACCTCGCTCGTGATCAGCAGCTTCAGCAACTCCTCCTCGGTGAAGGAGGCTTCCTTGTCCTCCAGGGCCATGCCAAGGCGCTGGTTGTAAAAGTCTTGCAGCCGTTCGTACTTCACGCTGTCGCGCACGAGGTGCGACGGCAGGATGATGTTCGGGCAGGAAAACGGGGAGACCTTGAAGCCAGCGGCGACGAAGGTGTCCAGCGTGTTCTCGCACACCCAGTTGCGGTACTTCTCGGACAGGTCAACCCGACCAGCACATTTCGGACAGGCCACGAAGGCTTCCTGCCAGCGGAATTTCGGGCTGGCAAAAGTGGACTTGAGGATGTCCTTCCGGATGTCACCCTTGAAGTCTGGAATCTTGATGTGCTCGAAGTAGTCCGGCTCGAACCAGTGGTTGCAACGATGGCACTTGCACAGGTGGACGTGACGGCGCGACTCCTTGTACGCCTTGTCGATCCCGTAACCGGGAATGGACGGCGTGGAGAGCTTGACGTTGAACTGGTGCTTGGAGTGAATCAGGCGCGACTCAAACAGCGTCAGCACCTCCTGGTTGCTGTTATCCACCTCGTCGCCAATGAGCATATCGGCAGGCACGGAAATAGCCTGGGAGTCCACCTGTGCACCCTTGAGGTACAGGTATGAATCACCAAACTGCTTCATGTCGGTATTGTCAACCGTCTTCGAGATGCCTTCCTTCAGGTACGGCGACCCGGCAATGATCGGGTCGATTCGCGTCTTCATGAAGTTCATCGCCGCCTTGGCCGATGGCAAGGTGTAGATGGTCGAGAACCCAGAGATGAGGTTGCCCATGGCAAGTGCCAGACGGGCGCTCATCTCGGAGATTCCCATCTGTGCCGACTTGATGATCACCTTCTCCTTCGACAGGTCCTTCAGGATGAACTCCTGATACTCGTGGTCCTGGAAGGAGAACTTTTCACCGCGCAGGTACGTGTTCTCGGTGATGAAGTCCGCGATGGTCTCGCGGCTGTGAGCCGACATCGACGCAACGAGCCGGGCGATATGGCGCTGAAAGCCTTCGTCGTTGAGCATGGGGCTGCTCCAGCCTGTACCCAGTGTAGGGTCCAGACTTTCCAGCTCTTTGAAGATGTCTAGGTCGCTCAATTTATTTTCCGATACAGCAAAACTTGCAGTTGCCACGCGAACCAGCGCGTGTAAAACCAGATGTTGACCCCGAAGTCCGGGGGTTCAATGAATGTGGGCTTGACGACGCTCATGGACAGCAGGCGCCACCAGGGCCAGGTTTGCGGACCGAAGTGCGGCAGCTTCCTGAAATAGGTCTTCCCGTTGTGGCGTACCTGGAGTTTCACGTTTAGCTCCGCGTCTTTTTCTGATCGCGGCGGTCGTAGCCCACCAGGTAGCGTTGAGGCGCATCGGGCAGAGCGCCGCGACGATCTTCATCGATCAGCATCAGGCACTGGAGCTTGAGGCTGGCCCAGCGACGGCTCAGGCGATTGAAGAAGTTCATACGACACCTCGCGCAGCGACTTTCGCGCCCAGCAGTGCCAGTGCCATGTACGCTTCCGGCCCGTTGTCGCGCAGGAAAGTGGTGAGAGTCTGAGCGATTTCGCCAACACGGTGCCGTTGCAGTTCCGGCATGGTGGCAATCTCACGCTCGACTTCGAGGACCATCAGATCAGCGGCTTGTTGTTCTGTCATTTTGGGGTATCCAATACGAGGGTCTTGTACTGCTCCAGGAATGCGTCAGCGGATTCCTTCGGCAGGAGTTTGAGATGTCGGATCATCAGGTTCTCGATCTTCTTGAACCGCTCGGCGGTGTGCAAGTCAACCTGGAGTTTGGCAAGTGATGTGAGGGCAACCGAACAGGCGTTGACCACCGAGGCTTTCTTGTTGGCCTCCTCGTTGCCATTGAGCGTCTGGGCCTGGAGGCCCTTGACGGTCATGAACTGGCGAACGACTTCTTCTTCCAGGTCCAGCTCATTGATGTCCATCGGCGGCAGACGCGAGTCGATCAGATTGCGCAGCGTCAGCAGCTCGACCATGCTGTAGAGGGAGATGTCCAGGCCCTGGAGTGAGGCCGGGGATTGGTCAGCGTTGAGCTTGCTGTTGCGAGGGAATTCCCCGCCGTGATCGTTAAACATGGGCTAGTCCATGAGGTACTTTGCCGGCCAATCGCATGAACCTGACCATCTGACGATGGGAGATTCCACACGATTGTGCAGCTTTTTGAATAGAAATGCCTGAGTTCTTCGCTTTTTCAGCGAAATTCATGCACTTTTCGTGGAATTCGGCTGCTTTTCGTGCAGCTTTAGCGCGATTTGCACAATATTCGACCGTTTTGGTGCGCTCTGCCCGGCTCTTTCGAGCCGGGGGCTTCACTGGAGGGCGAAGGGTGTTCATGGTCGGGCGTCCGGTGGGTCTTTCGGCCCGGACGATGACAGCAGGATCAGCAGGATGGCCATGAAGCTCATGACTTACTCCCTGGCCACTTGCTGCTGGCATCCACGGTATGGTGATAGGTCACCTCGCTCCTCACCCCGGCCATGACGAAGCGCGAGATCAGGAAGTACAGCGCCGACAGGAACATGGCCAGCAGGAGCGCCAGCAGCATGTTCACGTCGTAGGGCTGCTTCTTGAGCGCGGTAAAGGCCAGCGATGCCATGATGGTCAGCGCCGATCCCCAGAACACCACGAAGGAAAACTTGGTCATGACATTCCCGTAACAAAGGCCGTCGCACTGACAAGGACGATGGCAAGGAGTGCCACCTGGGCGAATCGCCGGAACAGGTGGGTGCGAAGTGCGTAGGCACGTTTCATATCGAGGTTGAGCCAGGTGAACATCACTCGTGGCTCACTGGTTGGGAGAATGGGTGCGGGTGCATTTCGCGGAAGGTAGTGCCCGATGGTGCCGGATACAGGGGGCGTGTTGCTGGCGCTGCTGGGCGCGGCGCGTCGGTAGGCTCCACTGGCTGAATCAGCGGATTGCCAAACTTGGCCTTGGTCCCGAACATCTTGACAACGACGCCCTTGATGATGACCAGACGCTTGCCGCACCAATACTGGCCGCAGTCCTGGAGTTCTTCGATGACGGTGTCGATGCCCTTGCGGTGGCCATCGCTGCGGCCCCGTACGTATCCGATGATGGCGCCGATGGTCAGGTTGATGCCGATGGTGATCAGTTCGCTCATGGCTTGCTTTCTTCAGGTGTTGGGGTTGGTGCCGGTGGCACTGGCCGTGGTGGTGGCGGCGTCGGTGTGATCGTCGTGACCTCGCTCGATACGACCTTGGTGCGGTCGTAGGTCCAGAAACCGAAGTCCCGGAACGATTGGATGATCGAGACTTTGGCATCAGCGATGCCGGTGCCGTAGCCGATTCCGTAGACCAGAATACCGGCCAGGATGATCGCTACGATTTGCCAACCGCTCATTTCTTGTTTTCGTGCTGGTTGCATTGCTTCTCCATAAGGCCATAGTGGCTGAGAATGCCGAAGGCCATCTGGATGGCGTCTTCACGGCGAAGTTCGATGGTGGCGAGGCGCATACCGCCATGACCAGGGCTTCGGACGGTCACCATGGCAACTTGCTGCGGCCCTTCGTTGATCGACACATATCCAGGGTACGCGCCGTTCGGTTCGGTGAAGGCATGGATGTTCTTGACGGCCATGATGTTACGACTCCAGTGAGTGTAGGAAGGCGACAGCGGCGATGCCAATGACACCGCCACACCCCATGGCCAGACCCAGGCTCGGGTCGCTGCCCCGGAAAAAGGAGTAGGCCGTGACGGCGGCGGTGCCGAGGACTATGTACAGGGTAGCGTCCTTGTACGGCGGCAGTGCCGCGCACTTCGTCGCTGCCACTGCCGTCGAAACCGCCACCGCCTGCTCAGATGGCCAGATGCGGGCCAGTATCTTTGCCGTCCTGATGGTCTTCTTTGGTCGGGCTGTCATGTGGGGCGGTGTCGGCGCTGGCATTGTGTTCATCCGGAAAGTTTGATTGGTGGCAATCATAGTCGAATTTGTCCTACATGTCACCGGGCAACTGTGGTTTCTTCGAGTTGTTAGATGTACATCGAAATTTTGGAAAATGTGGCCGGTATTTCTGAGGACCCTGGAGGGCCGGGCGCACCGCCACCGGCACAAATGACTCCCCCGTCACTCGATCAGGCGCGCCCGGTGCCGGTACTCTACCTAGTGTAGTCTCCTCTGTCCGTCACTTTGACGGTGCCGATGGCGCGCCCCGTTGCCTATTTATTAGGCACTGACACGGCCCGCGACACTGCCTAAGCCGATGTCAATTGTTAAATAAAGTGTTAAATATCCTGCCCCTAGTGCCTCTTTTATAGGCACTGACACGGCCAGCGCCATGCCCTACAGGCCCGCCATGGGGCGCGACCCTTGCCCCTGCCCTTGCTATTGCCGATTCTGTCGCCCGGTGGCGGTGCCTTAGAACGTGTCTATTCGTGCTTGTCATTGTGTCACTCTTATATAAGACTACTCATATAGTACGTGTTAGTCTTATAGAAGACATGCACATACTCTTATATAAGACCTATGCACAGTCTTATACATGAGTGATGCACAGTAACTTATGACACTACACTAGCTATAGTAATAGGCACTGCCACTGCCACTGCCACTGCCACTGCCACTGCCACTGCCACTGCCACTGCCACTGCCACTGCCACTGCCACTGCCACTGCCACTGCCACTGCCACTGCCCCTGCCCTTATATAAGGCGCTGCCCCTGCCCCTGCCGGTGCCTCTGCTATAGGTAGTGGCGCTGCCCCTGCCCCTGCCCCCTGCCCCTGCCGGTGCCGATGGCATAGGCACTGCCGGTGCCGCTACCCCTGCCGGTGGCGGTGCCGGTGCCGGTGGCAGTGGCAGTGGTTGTCACTTTGACAACTACATCGTCCTTGGGTATTAGTTGCTCGGTGGCAACGGCAATGGGCGGGGCGACAAAAAAGAACCTTTTATTTAGTTGTTTTAATTGCGCACACTTGTGCAAAAAGACTTGCACACTTCAAAAAGAACCTTTAATATTGAGTCTCAGTAGGGGGAAACAGACAAAACGGTCTGCCCTACAGAGGGTAAGCAATTCGGCCTGCCCCGCTAACACTCTCATATCGGAGAAACACCATGTCCAAAGTCACTACCGCCGCCACCTTCGCTGTGCAAATTCGCGCCCTGATGGGTGACAAGATTGCGGCAGTCATCGTCCGCAATGAGTTCGTCCGCGCCGCTATCTTGACTGCTGTCAAGGGTAACGCTACCCCATGGCTCGACGGCATGGCTGAAGCGGCCAAAGGTAAGGGCGCTGTCGCTGGCGCACTCATGGCAGGCTTTCATGCCGTGGGCATGATTGCAGTGTTTATCAAGCCGCAAGAGGCAGTGTCGGCTGAAGATCGCGCCGAACGCAATAGCGCCGAAGCCGACCGTCTGGCCGCTATCTTCGCCGATGCCTACAGCGCCGCCATGCCTGCCGAACCTACCGAAGCAGAAAAGCAGGCGAAGAAAGCAGAAAAAGAAGTTGCGCAGGCTGTCGCCCTGCAAAAAGCCGTGGACGAAGAAGTCAAGAAATTGGGCCTGATTGACCCTGTTACCCATGTGGCGACGACCGGCGACGTTATCCGCGCCATGCTGGCAATCGTCAAGGATGGCAAGGTGGGCGATACCGAGCTGGACGACCTGCGCGCCGCTCTCGGTATGGAAGCGATCAAGACGCAAGCCTATAACGATGGCATGGTTACCGGTCTGGCGAAAGCGGCCGACGATGCAACGGCGCTCGCACTGTCGAAAGCTGCTACCCCTACGGTGTCGCTCGAAAAAGCGCCAGCGAAGAAGGCAAGCCGCAAGCCTGCTACGGTCTAAGGCCCGCCCCGCCTGCCCCTTCATGGGGCAGGATCAAAGAATCTTACCTGATAGGCTCGCGCCGTTGCGCCGCCTGTAGGGTTCTTTGATCCTGTATTTGTAGGGTCGCACAAAACGATGCGACCCGATGCGCCGAAAAAGCCTGATATTTATATCTCGCTGGCGCATGTTCTCTAGCCTATCAGTGATAGTCCTACTATCTCCGATTGTGCCGGTGAACGGTTCTTTAACAATGCGCATATGTGTTGCCGATAATCGGAATCTCCGATAAGCAATTGATCCTACGTGATCTAGTGCCTATCAGTGATGCGCCGATATATGCGGGGCATGTATGCAATGCAATCAATTAAGAATGACCGAACTACTGTGCAATACAGTAGACGGAATGAAAAGTTCCTACCCTGTGCATTGATGGCATGATTAGGCAGTGGCGTTACCCACTGCTAGAGGCATGCGTAATCGAATGTCAATAAGCATGTGTACAGGGCAAAGCGTGATAGGAGGAAACCGGAAAAGACTCGCCCCATGAGTAGCATCATGAAGGCTATCACCGGAAAATGGGGTTGTGCCCATGCCCCTATCACGATGACGACAACACTTAGTGTAGTGCCGCAAGAGCACTCCGCTTTGTGTGGAACGAACTAATTCTGTAGGAGGATGCGCCAGTCTAGTTAAAAGCTCACTGGCAAGATTCCGCACAGCCTGAATTGCTCCTCGGCATCCAACCAACGATGCGCGGCGGGCGATTCAGGGCTTGTGTCAATTAATATTGAACAGTATTAATCGACACACGTAGCAAGCCTTAGTATGAGGGAATTATTGACACTTACGATCTCGATTGTGCTTGCTCAAACGAAACAAAACTCAAAGTTGTACTGGGATCAAGGATCAATGCAAGTCTGTCCACATAAGTGCGATGGAATTTTGCACAGTATTTAGGCAAGGTTTTGATGCCCCTTCATAGGGAGTGTCTTATCAAAACAACGTTTTAATACAGGATTGATGCTTTGTAAGTTAGTTTTTTAGGACGAAAATCATTTATTTTTGTTTTCCCTGAATTCATTTCTTGCCGTTTCCCAGTGTGGCGTGTTCCACTCGCAATTCATCAACCCTGAGCCAAACTACTATGAACCTCGATTTTTTAAACGATTATCCACCTCGTTCCGTACCATACGGATGCAAGTCCCATCCGATGTATCAGCAGTGGAAGAAGATGCTGGACTCTTGCCAAGTCCAGACCGACAAGTTATTTCCGTTGATCGGTGGCAAAGGCATCACGGTCATCCATCGCTGGTTCGATTTCATGGAATTCGTCAACGACACCGAAGACGGCTTCCTCAACGGCACCGACCCCAGCGTTCCCGAAGCACTCGACCGTAAATTCCAGCGCCGTTATTTGCGCCGGATCAATACGAAGTCGGGCTTCAATCCAAAGAACGTGGAATGGGTGACTCGCGCCGAAGGTACGGCCATCCAAGCCCGAACCGTTCTCGTTGACACCGTCCACGGCAAGGGCATGACCCTCAAGCAGTTGGCCGCGTACCTGGAAGCGCATCAAGGCGAAGACCTCCCGCCTGACGCCACGATTTATACGGCCAAGGTCAAGGTGTACGACGATATGTCGGATCGCTTTGTGTATGACATTCGCAAGATCACGGAAATCCAAGCGATCAAGTTGCCCGAACTGCGTCGGCGCCACCGCCTGGGCCTGCCACTACTGGCCCCGGTTCGTGATTATGGCAAGGCGAACGACTATGACAACGAGCGTGAAGCGGCCCTGTGCGCTCGGCTCGACCGTGAGCGACCACCTGTGCAGCACGGCCAACCTCAGTGGGCCAAAGAGCGTGGTATCCCGGCAGCGACATCGACACTGCCACCGGCACGGCCCGACGCCGTGTTCTAAACGAAATCCAATTCCAATCTCAAACCGAAAGCGAATTCAACATCATGAAAAAGCCCATCGCCACCGTCCTCATTTCCCTGATCGTCCTGTTGCTGGCCTTCGTCGCCGGCTCGTTCTCGTGGGAAGCCCACGTCATGTCCCAGCCGGTGAGCATGGGCTATTTCGGTGTCGTGTTGCCTGTTCTGGCCGTGATCGCTGCCTTCTGCACTGGCCGCGCCGCGTCGCTCCTGTCCCAAACGCTGGAGGGCTGATCATGTGCATCGCCACCCTGCTCGCCGCCATCACCGACACCGCCATGGCCGGTGACCCTGCCGAGCTGAATCGGATTGCCAAGGATTACGCCTACTACAAGGCCGATCCGAATACCCAGCAATTGCAGGCCCACCTCGACGCTGACGTGGAACTGTTCGATGAGACGCCGGTCGATCTCGCCTGGGCCAAGACCATCGAGCGAGCCAGGCGCCGCAAGATGCCGAAAACCGCCGACATGCTGGCCAGCTTCCGGGCCGGTGTCGAGGTCAACCGCTATGCCAGCACCCTGGCAATGGGTCACTGACCATGCCCAAACTGAAACGAATCCACCGATTCGGGGCCTTCCTGCGGCTGTATGGCCCCGCCAAGGCCCGAACGGGTGCTGTGATGGTGCTCGGTCGGCCTGACGAGCCTGACACGCCTCGGGGCTTTCTGGACGAGCTGGACGAGGAAGACAAGATCGAGAAGATCGGCCGATCCAACACACTGGCCACTGGATACCGGCTGCACCTTGCCGGTGGGCAGCGTGTCACCTTGCCCAGCCTCGGTTCGACCCGGCGTCTGACGAACCTTCCGTGGGTTCCAACCGTGGTTTGGCGAAACGGTGTGACCCATACGCCTTTGGTGTGTGCTGGGAGCTACATCGTCCACAGTTATGCTCATGCACATGCACTCCGAAGGCAACTAGATATACGGAAGAACGTAACCCCGTGTGCTGCCTGCGGCAAGTTCCATTTCAACACCTAAACCGAGTCAAAACCATGACCATCATCATCGTCGCAACCAGCGGCACCGCCATCGTCACTCCAAACCCGACCGCCGTTGCCAATCTGGCGCTGGCTGTCGCCGCCTTCAACGCTTCCATTGTCCGGGGCTAAGTCATGGCCATCCCAACCGATCTGACCCACGCCGAAGTCGGGGCGTATCTCATTGCCATCGGCACCCACATGGTTGATCAAGACGTGTGCGCTGAGGCCGTTGTCGATGCCGAGTTCCTGAAGGATGAAGGCTACGCTCTCCCACTCGCTGCCGAGATGATGGCGGGTGAGACCTACCGTGGCATCGAGACCGAACGTGCCCTCGAAATCCTCACCAACCTGACGCTCGAAGAAGCGATCACTTTCGTCAATATTAAGGAGCAATGATGCGTGCAATTCTGATCGACCCTGTAGAAAAGACTGTGACTGAAATCAGTTTCGCCGGTGGCCTCGATGCCATGTATGCCGTGCTCAATTGCAGCAGCGTGGAGCTGGCGCCGCACCGCCTGCCCGGTGGCAAGAACTTCCTCTATGTCGATGAGGAGGGCTTGTTCAAGGAAGGCACTGGCTCCTACGTGATCTACGGCGCTCCCGCACCCTATGTCGGACGCGGCCTGATCGTAGGTGCCAGTGCCAAGGGCAGCGACATCGCCACCAAGCTCAGCATCGAGGTGGCCCGTGAACTCATCGTTTTCGTAGACTAAACGTCAACACTTAATTTCAAAAGGAAACAAAATGTCTGAAGATAACCCAGAATTGGATCTCGAATCGAGCATGACCACTGCCGAACGCACGGTCGTGGATCGTATGCGTGACCGTGGCTTCGTCGTTGTGATCTGGACGCCTGCCGAACTTGCCGCCGTCGAAGACCTGGGCGACCTCGAAAGCATCGTGATCGAGCGTGGCAACCAGCACATCGAAGGGAGCTGAGATGGAAACTCTCAACGGGTACGTTGCTTTCTTCAACGGAAAGCGCCACGAGCTGGACGCCGAATCGCTGTATGCAGCCAAGACCGCAGCAGTCGCCCACTTCAAACCGACTAAGTCCAAGGCCCACCTTGTCAGCGTCGTGCTGGCTGAAGTTGGCGGTCAACCTGTCACCCACGTCGCAACGGACTGAGCTATGGCACACACGACCATCACCGTGACCGTCGAGATCAAAATCGACGGTGAGATTTCGGAAGACGACCTGCACGCCATTCAATCCAATATGCACGAAGCAGTTGATCGCGCTTATTTCAACGGAGCATTTACCCAAGATACTGAAGTCGAAATTGAACTGGTTTCGATTAAGGGTCACTCAGAGGAGTCACCATGAACAAAATCCACACCCCTGAAACTGCTTACACCATGCTCGGTGTCGAAGGTCGTATGTTCGACAAGGTGCTCAACACCGAAACCGGCCTGTTCCTCAACCAGAAGTTCAAGGCGACCCGCCCGTACAACCCGGATGATCCTGACGGTCCGAAAATCACCGTCAAGGTTCGATTCGATGATAGCTGCGGGAACGGTCACCAGTCGTTTTCGATCATCACTGAAAGCGGTTGTGCACACGACGATGTGGCCAAGTTATTCCCTGAGCTGGCCCACCTGATCAAGTGGCACCTGACCAGCACGAATGGTCCGATGCACTACATCGCCAACACCTGCTTCCACGCATCGAACCTCGATCACTATGGGCTGGCCAAGGGTGAGAAGCGCCAGATCATCAACGGCAAGTCCGGACTACTAGCATGGATACTTGCCACGGTCGATGACACCGGCAACGAAGTCGAAACCGAGCCAAAAAAGTCGCTCGACTCCGCTGAAAAGCCAGCCGTTTCATACCGTATGGAGTATGTCCCCTGGACACGAACCGGCGAGGGAAAGGAGCGCCAGCTTGACTATGCCCGCAGATCTGCTGTCTGGCCGGAAGCGACCGACGAACAGCTCTGCTTGCCACGGGCTGAACTCGAAGCCCTGCTGATGGCGCGACAACCAGCGCTGATGGCTGCTTTCCGGGCCGATATGGAATCGATCGGCATGCTGTGGGAACAACCAGTCGAAAGCGAATCGAAATGACTTACCTCCGTGTAATCCCTCGTGATCTGTTCAACGAAGCGAACCTGCTCAAGTGCCACGGCCAGCTCTATCTCAATATCGAGACACTGAACCTGCCGGGTGTGGAGCTGGTGCATGAATATGATGACGAACCGTTCGACATTGCCATGGACCCGAACGATGGGTCGCTGATGTTGCTCAATGTCCGGTTGTGGGTTCACGGGGAGCCACACATCCTGTTCAGGCCGCTGAACAGCAGGGAACCCTGGCCGCTGTACCTTGACGGTACTGAGGCTCCTGAACCAATCGCAGTGTTCACCGACACCGGCAAGTTCACCGCCGAGTTTGAATCCTTTCTGAAAAGCCAACCATCATGAACCGCCCTACTTCCGGAACCACCGAGTTCCGCTACGTCATTGCTGCCAACCGCGCCACCACGGTCATGTCGAACACTGCGCTGTGCCTGCTGGCGCTGGCTGTGCTCGTCATGTGCATCATCAGCTTCATGGACGCTACCGACACCCGGCCGAAACTGGGGTCGAAGGCGTGCATCGTTGCACAGAACAAGTTTTCCGATCTGAACAAGAGCCTCGCCCGCGACTATGCCCGAGCCGAGGAGTTCACGGTTCGCCTGACCGACCTGTGCAAGTAACGTAGGATTCAAATCGTATGCCGAAACTGAGTGAGAAGATGATCGACGTGTGCATCGCCACCGTCTGCGCCGTGGCCCTAGTCAGTGTAGGGATCTGGTATTTCGATACACCGGAGCACCCATCGGGCTACATCGACATCGTCCCGATCCGTGGCACTGCCACCTGCCATGCAGCACAAAGCGCATTCCTTGCTGGGCCTATCGAGCGCACCGCATCGAGCCGCCCGATATCGGAACAAGTCCGGGACATCTGCCGTGACCCATCACCCGTTGATTGCGAAACCAATCAGTCTGGCCCCGACGTGATGTATTCCAAGGGTGACCTCGATGACTCGAACTGGGACAGTCGGGAGTTCTATGAATACTGCCAGCGGGTGCGCTCATGAAGGCCCAGACGCAAGAGATGATAGCGGTGACGGTCTGCGTGGCCGTTGTTTCGGGGTTTCTAACATGGGCCTCGAACGTGCAGCAGAAGCGGCACGAGACTGAAGCGAAGTACCGGACGGTTTGCACCAACCTTGCCAAGGTCATCAGCCGGGAGACACCTATCTCCACGGACCTTGTCCGAAACACGGAAGGCGAACTGCGCTGTGTAGTGATTGTGCCATATGAGTTTTCCGATGAAACCGAAGACTAAAGCCAGGATCACCGCCATCCGACCTGCCGACGAAACCAGTCAAGTGCTGGAGGTCACAGGCGGTGGCGCTGGTCATCGGAAGCAACCCTGCGGTGGTTGCCCGTGGCGTACCGATCAAGACGGGATGTTCCCGGCTGAGGCTTTCCGCATCTCGGCGCCGACCGCTTATGATATGTCAGACAGGACGTTTGCCTGCCATGAAAGCGGATCGAAGAAGCCTGCCACCTGTGCGGGCTTTCTGCTGAAAAATGCAGACAACAATATGGCTGTGCGCCTGTCCATGATCAACGGTGAGGACTTCCGGGACGTGCATGACGGTGGGCACGAGCTTCATGATTCGTACCGCTCCATGGCTGAGGCCAATGGCGTGGGCCCTGATGACCCAACACTTGCCCGATGCAGGGCTAATCGAAAATAGGAAGCAACATCATGCTCATTCATAAATCGGCCTGCGTCTCGGCCATCGCCATCTACCGTGCCTGCCGCCATGACACTGACGGCAGCGCCATGCACCTCTGGGCAGAAACCCAAGGTTGGGGTGCTATCGAGTTCTGGATCGAGATCGCTAACCTCGCGGCGCTCAGTGCTGATCTGGCCGCTCAGGTTGCCGACTGTTCTGACTTCAATACCGAATCTTTCCCCGGCGTCTATGCCTACGAGGTGGACGAGGAGCTGGGTGAGCGCCTGTGGCTGCTGGTCTGCGAAGGCAAGCTCAAGTCGCTCGATGGCCCGCTGGCCAAGTATTGGCTCGGTCGTCTGGCCCACCTGTTCTTCAGCCAGAACGAGCAAGGCGGTGTATCGGACCGGCCGGTGGCTAACGCCATTATCGAGACCTTGACGGGCTACGGTAACTGCCTCGGTGAACCGGAGGATGCGTAATGGCCCTCGCCACCGACATCGAACTTATCCTGGCCCTGCAAGCTGCCCGGAATCGAATCCTGAGCGGGCGCAACGATTACATCTGCGTGGCGCTGCATTGTGCACGGGATGACGGGCTGTGTACCCGGCACGCTTCCAGGGAGCTGCGTGAGTACATCGAAGCGCAGCTTGATGGGTGCGGGATGCTGGAGATGTACCTGGAACAGCAAGGCGTCATCAAGCTCGACCGCAGCACTGCGGCGCTTCGCATCGTGGTCCCCGGCATCGACATCATCTACTGCCCCGTCGCCACCGAGTACCTTCGACCAGCACGGCTCGCCTGGATCGACCGCATGATCCACGAGCTGCAAACCAACGGGCGGTTGCCCTAACTACACCGACTATAGGAGCCAACAACATGGCCATGACCGAAAAGCAAATCAAGGTTCTTCGTGAACTCTATGACGCACTGTTCAGAGCTGACAACGTATTGAATCCTGAAGGGACTAGTTTGATTGACCTTATCATCATCCGGTCCGGTCTCAAGCGCAAAGATGTGACGGACTTCATGAACGCTGTGACTGAGATGGTCGATGACCTTCCGACCTACGAGGTCGTCAAGTTCTACCGTGATGCCAACATCGCTGCCGAGGTCATTTTCACCGGCCTCGAAAAGGAAGAAGCCAAGGGTCATTGCCGGGGTGATGACTCCTTCGGTGAGGACTGGTTCTACGGCTTCCGGGAGGAATGATGATCCCCGCAATGGCCTACATGCTGGGCGACGAAACGAAGACGGCACTGAAGCAAGCCCACGAAGCTTGGATGGCCAGAATCAAGGCCCGTGGCGAGCCTACGTTCACCTACACCGTGGCGTGCTGCGGCACCCATATCGAAGGTCGTCTGACCGGCAGCCCAAACGAGAAGTGGGACACGACGGCAACCTGCTACGGCTGCGGCGCTGTCTACGTCAAGAAGACGTTCCACGACCGAATCGAAACCTACGTCCCAGAAAGGACTCCAGAATGAACCTCGAAGACTGCCTCCGCAAACCTGTGGCCAGCGCCGTGAAGGACGCTATGGAGTGGCTTAACAACTTGCCCGGCCAGAGCATTCTAGCCACTCAGTCGATCAACAGTGTGACGGAAAAGGTCCTGCGCGCCGTCCGCTCCCACATCAAGGTCAACGCCCAGTTCCGCACCGTGTCGGACCACCTGACCGGCACCATGGCTGTCGATGTGGACCGCGTCGAATGGGAAGACGATGGCGAGCTGATGGTGTCCCTGAACTACTGGCCGAAACCGGATATTTCGTATGATCTCAACGTAGCGACCTACAGCCGGGACATGCACAAGACTGCGTATGACGCCTTGCTCGATGAACTCAAGTGGGTGCTGAAAGAGAAAGACGCCGGGACTCTGGAAATCAATCCGCTCGGTATGACACTTGCCGGTGCGGCCCGCAAGGTGGTCGAGCTGCTGCGCCAGCGTGTGAAAGAGCATGAAGTCCAGATCATGACGCAGTGCGCTGACCTGGACATCATCCGTGCCAAGTCGGACGTGGTTGTTTCCGATCTTGAAGCCGTCCGCTTCTGCATGAAGAAGCTGGAAGAAGGCGTCAAGCGGGCCGGGTTCGAGACCATCATCTACAGCGACGGCACGGTCAGCCTGAAGCGTGTTGGGCCGGTTCCGGTGGGGCCTGACCATGCCAAGGCACTCTCCGAAGTGGTGGACCTTACTGGCCGGTTGCAGCAAGCCGAGACCGAGAACAACGAACTGACCCTGAAGCTGGCTGAAGCTGAAGGCAGGAACACGGAACTGAACACCCGGCTGGCAACTTGCGAGCGTCCGCTGTCGGTTGTTCCAGACAAGGTCATCGGCACCGAAATCGGCTGGACCCTTCGTGCTGAAGACGGGTCCTACCTCCGGGTCCGTAGCTCCGAGATGCCGTTGATCGTCGCTGAAGACGAAGAAACCGCCCAGGCCAACAACCCCAGCTTTGTCCCACGCCAGATCAAGGTCGTGGCCTTCGACATCACTCCGGACGACCTAAAATGAAACCTGAATATCAATGCCCTGACTGCAAGGGCCACACGTTCAACATCGACGTGATTGACAGCGCCATCGTGCGGTTCGAGTTCGACCAAGATCACACGGTGCTGCATGACGGCGATGGCAACCTCGAATGGGACGACAGCAGCAAGTGCTCCTGTGAAGGCTGCGGCAAGATGGGAACACTTGCCGACTTCAAGCAACACGTCCTGTACGTGACCAGCGACACCGACGTTCCATCGGCCATCCGGGATTGCCACGGCGAAGTGGTCCTGGGCCTGTGCCGGAACTGTGGCCGGGGCGAGATCGAGCTGGAAGAACCCTGCACGCCGCGCCAACCGGCCACGACCCTGGACGACGTGTCGAAGGAGATCGCCAACAAGATTGCGGCTGATCGTGAAAACTTCCTCGCGGCCTGGATTGCCGAGACCGGCATGCAGCCGAGCGAAGCGGTTCTCGTTCATAGCGTGGATTACAAGACCGGCGAGAACAAGTGCTGGGTTGAATTGAAAACCAACTACGAACGGAAAGCAGATGCCACTCCCGATCCTACCTGACTGGAAACGCTGCGAAGACCTGTCGAACGTCCCTGAAATTCATGAGGCGTTCGGTGGCTTCTCCGAAGACCCTACCGCTGACAACGCCACCGGCGTGGTCCGGGCCATTGTCCACGAGATCGACAAGCAGCGCGGCACCGGCTACGGCCTGCGTGCTTTGCTGGCTACGGTGTACACCGGCCAGTCGTTTATCACGACTGACGGTGAGCTGATGGACACCCGTGATATTCCGCACATCGACTTCAAACGGAGTTCGTTGGAGGAGATCGCAAGGAAGATTCAGCAACGGGCGGTGAAACGCCGGATGCTGCTGGCCGACATGCCGTTCCCGGACGTCCCGGACGACCACCTTGCCTTCTCGTACCGGCAGTTGGTCAAGTCCCACAAGGCTGGACTGAAGGTTAATTTTGTCACTGGCCTCATCTCACTCCCACCACAACCGAAAGGAAAATCGTGAAGACCAACCCTGATGTACCCGACCTGTTCATGGGCGAATTCGCTACGTTCGCCAAGAACCACGGCGGCTTCTCGTTCGAGGAAGCCGGTCAAGACCTGATGACTGACGACGGCATCGCCCTGCCCACCTTCCGCTCCGGTCGCACCGAGGTGGCATGGCGGGCGTGGCATGCTGCTCTGGCGTATGCCCAGAAATCCCTGAAGGCACCGGCATCGGAAGAACGCCGCGAGATGTCCGAGCGCCCATCCGGGCCACTGTGGCGTGTTGCCCGGCGCCGCTCCCGCATGACCCCTGGGCTGGACGTGCTGACGCTTCATGTCGGGATCACCGACATCAACATCGCCAAGTCTGATCCAGACTTCATCGACTGGTCCGGGTCCTCCACCGGCCAGGTCGGCAACGTCCAGATCGAATGGAATCCGAGCGTGGCTGAAATCTTGGGCCGACCAAACTTCATGTGCGGCGGGTTTGCTTCCCGGATGCGCAGCGTTCTCGGCACCGAAATCCCCACTAAAGCGGAAGCCGAGCAGGCCCGTGTGGTCCATCTGATGTTGAACCTGTACCTCAAACACGGCGTTAATGAGTGGGCCGAGGAGTTCAACAAGGTGCTGAAACTGGGCGAGTACGCCGACAAGCCCACCTTCGGCGGTATGTGATGATCACCTTCGTTTACTACCTGTCACGGGAAAGCGAAAACCTGATCGCGTTGCGCCAGACACGATTCAAGGCGCAACACCTTGCTGGTAAGTCTGATGAGCGCGACATCTGCGCGTTTGCTCGTGACACTGACGAGATGCGCACGATGCTGGAGCATGTCAGGATCGATACCGACAACGTCGACTGGACTGAGCCATGAACGGCCGGGCCGCACGCCGGATTCGTCGGGCATCGTGGCAGATCATCTTCGCTGAGGGCCGCACCGGAAACATTTCGGAGCAGCGCCGGGAGATCGAGAAGCGCCTGAAGCGTGAGTACCGGGCGCTGCCGTACCATCGCCGGGACCTCAGCCACTTCGGTCTGGTTTCGTTACCTCACGCTCTCCAGGAGCTGCGCTACGTCCTGCGAAGCAGCATCTGACACCGCAAGCCAAAGCCCTGTTGATCAGGGCTTTACCGTGTAGTGTCTACACTGACTGTAGCCGACCTCGTGTCGGCTTTTCCATATCCTCAAGGAGAATTCATGACCGCCACCGCCCGTGTTGATTTACGGAAGATGACCCCAGGACAGCGCGCTGTCCACAACCGACAGCAGATGGAACGCAAAATCGTTTTCAAGGTGATCGAAGACCTCACGAAAGAGGGCTACTACATGCGGGTGTTTGACGGCGAGGAGTTCGCCGGTCCCCGCAGCACTGACCACCGCGAGATCAAGAAGCACCTGTTCTCGACCGATGAGGACACGCTGTGCGTCTACCGGGGGCCGACTGAGCCTCAGTTCGGGTTCGTTTCTTTTGTCTACGGGAACAACGGTCACGACGTGATCCACGATTACGCCGTTCTGCTGGAAGAAGACCTCGGCGCGGCACAGGCTCTGGCTGACAGACTTGCTAAGGAGAGCATGTGATGCAGTGGGAAAAACTGAAAGAGGCGGTTGCCGAGTACGTCGACGCGCTGCCGGCTACCGAGTTCAACCAGATTCGTTGCAACGCTCAGGGTGCGAACCAGACCGTGACCGAGTACCTTGCCACCGTGGACATCCGGACCGTGTCGAACCTGCGTGAGCATGCCCGCCCTGCTTTTCCGAAGACGCTTCGGCGTGGCACGCTGTGGGCAGACTGCCGGGATTACGGGTGGGTGGTGGATACCAAAGACCCTCGCAAGTGGAGCCGGTGATGACCCTGACCGAAATCGTGAAAGCCACTGCGGCCCGGATGAAAGATGTTGCCGTGTATTTGGACCGTAACATGGATAACGTCCTGATTTCCACTCCCGGCCAGGAAGACATCTACATGCAGGGTGACGACGCTGTTCAGTTCCTCACCGAGCTGGACGACCTGTACGAGAAGACAGGTGACTGCACCGAAGACGAATGCGCGCTGACGCTGGCCGCACCCTACGCCGAAAACCTTTGGAGCTGAAAATGATCCGACTTTCTGAAATGAATTCAAGCTGTGGCGCTCCGATGGGACGCCATGCCAAACACATGACCGGCCTGACCGATCCGCAGTTCTTCCTGGAGCGCGTCCCGATGGTGGACGGTGGGTACGACTGCGGCGGGGCTTACTGGGGAAGCCCGGACAACCTGTGGTGTGCGGACTTCACCACGCCGCTCACCTCCACCACCATCGTTCACTACTTCATCCGGGCCAACAGCCGGGAGGAGGCAATGGTGGTTGTCCGCAAGGACTATCCGAGCGCCAAGTTCTTCCCCGCCACCGGCAGCGTCATCGCCCAGACCATCGAGCATCTGGAGACCTACCTGGATGGCGAGCGTGATGCGGTTGATGAAGACGAACAGGAGAGGCTGGCCGATCTCGAAGATGAGATTGATGACTTCAAGTCGGAAGTGAACCAGATCACCAACGACTGGATGGACCACGTCAGCAATCTGGGCTTCGAGATCGTCAAGGACACCGACACCGACTCGTACCGCTTCCAGGGCAAGTTCGAGACCGTCGAGAGCGGTCTGTTCGACACCCCTGAAGAAGCGGCGATCTACATCATTCGTGAAAAGGAAATGTGATGACAACCGAAATCGATTATGGCTCCAGAACGCTCACCATTCAAGACCTGAAGGACCGCATTGCATACCTGGAGGGCATCGACACTGATGAAGACCAGTGGAGAGAACTTGAAGCCCTCAATGAGATCGACAATGATCTGCACTGGGCAGACGCCAGCGCCACTCTGGTCAACTACAACCACTGGGAAGGCTGGTGCCGGGAGTACGTTGTTGACCTTGGTGAAGTTCGTGAAGACAGTGCTGTCTTCGGGTTTATCAAGTGGGATGAACTGGCCTCTGCCATGGAGCAGGACTACAAGTCGTTCGACATGCCTGATGGCACGACCTTCATGGTGAGGGCGTAATCATGACCATCACCGAACGCAAAATCTTCGTCACCGAAGACGGCAAAGAACACCGAACAGTCCAGGCAGCACAAGAGTGGGAGATGGTGGTGAAGCTGACCCGAGAACTGGCTTCTGGAACGGTGCTGAACCACTCCGAGGCCGAGGAAACGGCCGTCTGGCTCCTCCGGAACTACAACGTAACCCCGAAAGAAGGTTGACATGGCCAAGAAAAACGAAACCACTGTCGAAAACATCCAGGCCAGGTTCCCACGGGACACCCGCTTCAGTGGCACCGAACTTGCCTTCGTCCCCGAAGAAGGTCAGTACGGCGTAATCATGAGCGGCTACTACACGGCCTCAGAGCTGCGCGTGATCCTGGGCGATACCGTGGAGGCCAATCGCTGGTTTAACGCCATGGAGCGCGTTCTGGTGCGTCTGGAAGGCACTGGGCATGACCCGGCTGACCCTGCTACCCGCAACCGCAGCTTCTTGATCGAGGCTCCGACCTTTTCCCTGGTCGAAGACATCGTCTACGGCGTCCCCTACGAGGCGGTGTACATCGAGCGGGGCGTGGTGCTGGACAAGGTGGACTACAGGCTTCCCGCCGACACCCAGGCACTTTCGCAAAAGCTGTGGGAACTCAAGCAGGAGGAGCGTTATGCAAGTGTCTGAAGCCAAGCAACTGAAATATGGGCAGCAGGTGCACTGCCCTGCTGACCGGGGCGAACCAGCGTTCGTCGGCACCGTCACATCTGAGGGGTTGGACACTGCCCCCGTCCATAAGTACCCCGACCTCGAATTCATCTGGATCGAAGTGATGCGCCCTGGCCGTCACAAATCGGTCTGGCCGTCTAACCGGCTTGGAAAGGTCTGACATGCCGACACTTGCTGAGTACGAGGCTCGTGGGATCGACATCACCCTCATGAGCCAGGAGCAGCTTGAGGCAGAAGGGTACATCACCCCGATGAACGAGCTGCCGGTGGTTGTTGACGGCCCAGGCGGCTACTACACCCGAAATGGCAGGTTTGTTCAGGTCACGGGGTTTCGTCCCCTGACTACCCTGTCTTCCACGGCCTTTACGGTTTACGGTTATGTCCATGTGATCAAGCCGACTAAGAAGGTCAAAACGAAGGGCCACTACTGGCACGTTTCAGGACGTTGCGATGTATCTCGTGAGAAGTCCTGGGATCTTGTAAGGAAAGGTGAAAAGCATGAGCCAACGTACTGATGTGAAATACTCGAACCGCAAGATCGCGGTCAATAATGCAAGCTGGATCGGGCACGACGTGGACCACGTCAAGCCCGGCTACTGGGTCTCGTTCCGGAACGTAGGCAACGACCACATCCACACAGGCCGCGCCGTCTGTGTGGTGGACACCTTGCCAGATTCCCCAGACAAGCTCGTGGGCTGGATCGTGGTTGCAGTCATGAACCCTACCTGCGACATCGCCATGGAGCGTTGGGTTGACCCTGATTGGATCATCCGGTCGACCCCGCATGTTCCGGCCCGGATGCTGGAGTTCATGATGTCGGACTTCAGCGACCGGGCAACGGTCATCAAGCGCATGGACAACGGTTTCCCGACCGGCTTCGACCACTACTACACCGAGCCACCGAAGCCTGACCCGCTGTGGGAGCCTGCCAAACAGATCAAGGTCTGACCATGAAGCGCCGCAAAAACTACGACCCCACCAAGTCGAACGTCTGCTACATTCGGCGCCGCAAGCGGGGCCAGCGCAAGGCCCCGGCACCGGCAGAGTTCACGCCACCACCTACCAATCAAACGCCCCACTGAGTGTAGGGCATAAGGAGCATCATGACTGTCGTACAAATCAAAGAAGTCACCGTCAACCTCGAACAGAAGCTGTACGTCATCCCCTCTGGTGGTGGCTACTCCTGCTGGGGTTTCCAGAACTGTTTCGATGAAGTTACCCAACTGAGCCAGATGCTCGGCATCGGTCTGCCGACCGAAGGTCAGATCGGTTCGATGTATTTGTACCACCGGCACCGTGAGCTGCTGAACGAGGCCAACCAGAAGGGCCTCATGAATGCTACATGGTACAACCTGAATACGCCGCAGCGCGTCAAGGAAATCCTGGAAGCGGCCCGCATGTACGCCGATGGCCAGCGCCTGCGCCTGTTCTATGGTGAGACAAGTGAGTTGGAGCACGATATCGGCCGTGACTGGATGAGCGAGCACGACATGTGCGGCACGATTGGACGTAGCACGGGGATGATGAAGGTCCCGCTCCTGATTGCCAACAACGCCAGTCGTGGTGGCAGCGCGATCCTCACCGACTGCATCGTCCGCATCATCGACACTGCCAGCAAGCGCGAGCTGTACCGGCACCCGCAGTACCACATGAAGCACCTGTTCAAGCGCCCGGTGACGGATAAGGGAGCACTTGCTGAAGGGTACACCGACGAGGTGACTGCTGACGGCGAAGTCCATGCCCGGTTCAAGACGGCCAAGAAGGCTGAGGACTGGATCGCATTCATGGAAGGCCGGAGGATGCGGACATGACCGTCACCGCCAACGATCTGTACCTGTTTGCGCTGACGACCGGCGAGCTGTACGACCGCTGCTGCGAGGTCGCCAAGCGACCCAGCGAGCGGCGCAGACTCTCCGGTTTCATAGCGATCATCAACACAGCCTGGACCATGTACAAGCGTGAAGTTGGTCCTTCCGTTATCAAATCCTCCGACAAGGTCGAAGCGGCTCGTCTGCTCATGATCGACCGTGTCGAACACATCAAGGAACTGCCATGAAACTCCTCATCTCCATCGACACCGGCAACGCCGCCTTCAGCGACATGCTCACCGACCAGGACCGCAGCCGAAAAGAGGATCAAGCCGACGCCAAGCGCCGTGAGTGTGCCTTTGTGCTCAAGCAGGCTATCCAGAAGCTCGAAGCGGGCTACGAAAGCGGTTCGCTCCGGGACTCCAACGGCAACCACGTTGGCAACTATCGCTTCACGAAACGGTGACACCATGGAAACCACTGACGAATTCATGGCGCGGTTCCGCGCCACCGGCCTGGACATGCTCACCGAGATGCGGCGCCGGGAGGTGCAGGAGCAAGGTGATCGGCGATGGGCGTGGGGTCCGGGTGTGACCAAGACCATGTTCGGCGGGCCATACGGACTGCACAACATCCCGAAGGGTAGTCTCGAAGAAGCCTTCGTGCTCGGCAGACGCTGGGGCCACCGCCATGGCCCGGTGGTCTACAGCACGGACTGGTCCAACGGCGACCTGCGGGTTGTGCGTCACCTTGGTGACGGTGTTGAGATCGATGTGCATAAGTCGGCGGCTGTGGGATGGGCATCCCTCGACAACCTGTGTTTGAAATTATTCGATGCAGCAGGTCTCGACTTCAACACTTTTCCGGCCATCGACATCGACTTCAGTCAAATCGAAAATCGGGTCATCTCCGCAGATTTTCCTGGTGGTTCTGTGGAGCATGTCAAAGACCTGCGTAGCGGCCTCTGTGACCCGGTGGTCATTGGCGGGAACCGGATCGGCAGAAGCAGCATGCTGAGCCAAGCCTACCAGCGGCAGGCCGCAGCGGTGCTGCTGGCAGCTTCAGCTTTCAACGACATGGGTTCCCTGGCCCTGGAATGGAAGCCAGCGCCAACACCGCAGCCGATCCAGTACAAGACCTGGAGCAAGAACGATCCGGTCCGCTTCGGCAACAACAAGGCGTGGAAGGTGGACCGCAGCACCAAGAAGAAACTTGCCAAGGCGTCCCGAAAGCGGAACCGCAAATGATCAAGGCTGGCAAGGGTAGTCTGGATGTAACGGCCATGCGCCGCGAGCTGGCCGTGCATCACGTCGTCGTGGCGTGCACACGACCGGGCTGGAAGGCTCACCGAGAATCCGATGGCTTTACCGTGACCGGCCGCAAGATGCGGCACGTCATCATGGAAGCCCACAACAAAATCACGAAGGGAAGTTGAGCATGGACCTGTACAAAATTCTGGGCGTCGAACGCGATGCCACCTACGCAGCGATCAAGAAAGCCTACCGCAAACTGGCCCAGGTCAACCACCCAGATCGTGGTGGCGACAAGGAGAAGTTCCAGGCGATCCAGAAAGCCTACCATGTGCTGTCGGATATCGAGAGCCGGACCCGTTACGACGCCACCGGCCAGTATGACCAGATGGCCGAGAAGACCGAAGCGGACGCGATCAACGCCAGCGCCATGAACGCTCTGCGAAACCTTCTGTCCCACGTCATCCAGGAATCGGAATTCGTTGAGCACATCGACATCTTCAAGAGCTTGCGCAAGAAGGTGGTCGAGGTGATCGCTGAAGGTGACAAGGAGCTGGCTGACCTCCTGGAGCGCCGCCTGAAGCACGAGAAGGCCCAGAAGCGGATCAAGGCCAAGGCCGGCGGCGAGAACGTGGCCGCGCTGCTCCTCCAGGCGGTGATCGATCACATCAGCGGCCAGATCGCACAGTCCGAGCACAACAAGAAGATCGGCACCCGCCTGCTGGAGCTGGTCGATGGTCATGAGTACGAGGTGGATGAGCCGGACGAGGCCACCCGCTCGGAAATGGCACGCAAGAAAACTAAAGCTGCTGAAGACATGCTCGCAGCCATGCTGGGCGAGCACTTCGGCCGCAACTTCGGGAAACGATAATGACGAACAAAAACCCTACCACTGGCATCCCCTACGGAATCATCCGGGCAGACGCTATCGACCCTGACCTGTGGGACAGCCTGTGCTACACCCACGGCAAGGACACTCATTACGACGAGGCGCTGGCTGCGCACCTGAAGCAAAAGGAAGCCGAGCACGAAGAATCGGGTTCTGAAGAACCTTTCGATGAGTGCTACGAGTCGCAAGAATTCAGCGACGGTTATGAGCAAAGCGAGCCGGTCTACGCTGGCCAGCATGAAGGTGTCCACTACCAGACGACGTGGCTGGGCGGTGGTCAGCTCCTGTGGGTGTTCCAGTCGCCGGTCGTGACCCAGTGCGCAGTGTGCAGCCCATGCGTCCCTGGCGCCGGAAATCTGGACAGCCACGGCGAGTACCTTGCCTACGGCGTTCCGGCGACCTGGCTCACAACTGAGTTCATCGAAGAACGTGTAGCTGAATCTGGTTTCGGCGCGATCAGGTGGAACGCTGACACCTACGTTCATGGGACCAATCAGCAGGTTTCCAAGAAGACTTTCGAGAGCCGTCAGGAGGCTCTGGAAGATTGCTACACGCAGCGCCTTCAGCAACTGCCGGGAGACAGCGATGCCACCAAGTAAGCGCAAGGTTCCAAAGACGAACACTGAGTTCGTTTTTCATATGATGGAGTTTTCCAAGTCGGGTCCGATGATGCAGTTGTTCATCATGGACGCCATCATGAAGGCATCGAATAACGTCGCTGAAATGCCTATCGAAGAACTTCGCCGGCAGTTTGAATTCAGCGGCGCGGCCAATTTTATCAACCCGGATGCCTGGCATGCTGCGGCTACCGAGTTGGACAACGAAATTAAGAAACGGATACTGTGATGACCGTCGAAATCCAACCACCGATCAAGGGCAAGCATGTCATGGCCGGTGACTACGAACTGCAACTGGTTGATCACAAGGGTCGCGTGTTCAACCAAGGGTTCATGGTCTACCAGGAACTTTCTCAGGGCAGCGGCTGGTACGTGTTCGGACGCTGCAAAGAGAACGTGATCAAGCTCGTTGCTCGACCCGATTTGCCAGCGCGTTACAGCGCCAATTACAACATCCAGTCTCGGCGCGGCTGGCGCATCAAGAAGCATGCTGAGATGCTGGCTGTGATGCTTGAGAGCCAGTACCGGGGCGTTGACCCTGACCAACTGGCAACCCGCATGACCAAGGTCCAGGCGGTTAGCGACATGCGCATCGCCCTGGAAGAAGCCCACTCCTTGCTCAAGGACCTGTCGGACTTCATCCCCAGCGACTACCAGGACCTGACCAACCGCTACTACGCCACCGAACAGGTGGTCCACCTCACTCTCGAAAAATACAAGGACATCAAATGAGCTTCGTCAATTGGTTTTTATCGCAGTTCTGCCGCAAGGCGGTGTCTGCCGTCCTCGAAGACGAGCACCATCAAGCCTGCCTCGACAGGATCGAAGCAGAGCGTGCACTGGACCACTGGACCTCGAAGGTCGGTGAGCTGCGCCAGCGCATTCCCCGCCTGGAGCAGCAGATCATTTCGGCCAAGGCCAAGGAAAGCGGTGGTGGCAACCACCTTTCCTCGGTATAGACAGGCAGCTTCGGATCACCTACACTGGATGTAGTACCGAAGCGTTGAGCCACCCTTGCAAGGGTGGCTCTTTTTAATCCCACACCGGAGATAGTATGCGAGTCCGCAAGCCATTCGTGGTCACTTTTGGGAGGATGGACGGGACTGCTACCAAGCACATCTTTCCTGATACCCGAGAGCAGGCCCTGGCGCTGTTGAACGCACTGTCCTATGTCTTCTTCCTGAAGCACGAGTTTAAGTCATCACAGTGTCAGAGTTTCAAACGGGTCGAGAATGATGAATGGTTCATCGAGTTCGACCCAGTCCGCAGCATCCCTTCGTAGTCCAACCTCAACTTAATGAGACCATATCATGACCACTTCCAACGCCACCGCTCAAGACACCAAACCAGCCAAGAACTTCCGCGAATTCGAGCGTGAGAACGAGGATGTCAAAAAGGGCGAGCACATCAAAGTCCCCCTGAACCGCATCACGATCAAGAAGGGCTTCAACCCCCGTGATCTGAGCAAGCCCGAGACCCAGGCCAAGATCACCCTGCTGCAAGCAGCCTACGAGGCCGGTGATTTCGTCCCACTGCCAATCGTTCGTATGGCGCTGGACGGTGAAAGCGCCGAGATCGTCGACGGCGAGTGCCGCTACACGGCAGCGTGCCTCGCCAATGCTGCGATGACGGCGCGTGGCGAGACCGGCATCGAGTGGTTCGAGGCGATCCGCTTCAGTGGCACCGAAGCCGAAGCGCGCTCCCTGTCGTTCAAGGCCAACCAGGGCGAGCACCTGACTCCGCTGGAACAGGCTGACCACACGATCTGGTATCGGGAACAGGGTTACACCCGCGAAGACATCGCCACCTTCCTGGGCAAGTCGATCGGTTGGATCGACCGCCTGATCGTTATCTCGAAACTGCCTGCGAAGATCAAGAAGCTGGTGGCTGATGATCGTATCGCGGCAGAAGAAGCGGTCAAGTACGTGAAGAAGCACGGCGATAAAGCCTACGAAGAAATCATGGCCAGCCTGGACAAGTCGAAGGGCAAGGTCACGCCGAAACACGCTGCGGAACCGACCGGCGACGATGACGGCGATGCTGGTGATGACGGCGCTGCGGCCGAGCTGGCCGCTGCTGAAAAGAAGGCCGAGAAAACTGCCGAGAAGGCTGAGCAGAAGCGCCTCCTCAAGCAGCTCGAAACGGCCAAGGAGCTGGCCTTCGCCCTCCCGGACAAGATCAAGAAGCCACGCAACCTCGCCGACGACCAGGTCTACCCGCTGGAACTGACCGGCGCGGCCATCAAGCACCTGATCGCACTCCAGGACAAGTTCACACCTGAGATCGAGGCAGCGCTGCGTGGTGAAGCATGAAACAGTGCTACACCCCGAAGAACTTCCGCACCGACTCCTTGCGGCTGATCGTCACCGTCAACTCCATCGTTGACGACTACCAGAATCAGGGCTTCCGGTTGACGGTTCGCCAGTTGTACTACCAGCTCGTGGCCCGCGACATCATCCCCAACACGATCCAGGAATACAAGCGTGTCGCTGGCATCATCAACGACGGCAAGCTGGCCGGTCTCATCGACTGGGAAGCCATCGAAGACCGGACCCGCGAGTTCGTCCAGCAGACTCGTTGGCGTGATGGTGCGCAAATCCTGCGCGCTGCGGTCGACAACTTCCACATGGACATGTGGTCGGGCCAGGAGCACCGGGTGTTCGTGGTCGTGGAGAAGGAAGCGTTGGTCGGTGTGCTGGAGCCAACCTGCCGGAAGTGGGATATCCCGCTGCTGGCAGCGCGGGGTTACCCGAGTGGCACCGTGCTGCGCGAGTTCGTCCAGCGCGATATCATCCCGGCCCAGTGCGAAGGCAAGGAGCCGATCATCCTGCACCTGGGGGATCATGACCCGAGCGGCATCGACATGTCCCGTGACCTCACCGAACGGCTGGCATTGTTCAGCGGCCAGGACGTGGAGCTGAAGCGGATCGCCTTGACGATGGATCAGGTCAACGAGCAGCGTCCTCCGAAGAACCCGGCCAAGTCCACTGACTCCCGCTTCAACGAGTACAAGAAAATCTACGGCTCCAGTAGCTGGGAACTGGACGCGCTGTCCCCGGCGTACCTTGCCGGACTGCTTGAAGGTCACATCGGAGACTACATCGACCACGGTGCGTGGAATGAAGTCGCTGACCAGATCGAAGACATCAAGAGCCGCATCACCGAAACCGCGAAAGGGTTTGCAAATGACTGATAAAAAGAAGCAGGGCACCCCGATGAAGTCCTTGTCGGTAGCAATAAAGCTGGTCTGCGCAGACGGCTATAAGGCCAACTGGGACGGAAAGAGCAACGCACCGGGAGCCAAGACACCGGCGACACCGGCCCAGACCGCGATCTCGGCTGCTGGCCAGCTTCTCAAGTGGGCAGAGTTCTATGACCAGCAGGGTGTGCAGGGGCTGCTGGACGTGATCTCCGAAGTGAACCACGCCTGGACATGGCGTGGCGAGAATGGCTACGAAGTCGGCGCCGATCCGCTGGAAGCAGTGCTCAAGACGCTTGCCGAAGACATGGGCTACGACTTGATCAAGAAGGAACCGACCGATGGACCCAAAGCTGACGAAAGAAGCGGAACGCCGCCTGGACAACCTGCTGGCGGCTAACCCCGGCGCTGACCTTGCCGGGGTCATCGTGCGAATCGACCACTACATTGTGACTGTGACCCGCGAGGGTCGAGTCCAGTGGTTCGAGCAGGATGGCCTCGGGGGCATCAAGTACACCGACACCACCGATACACGAACCCCCAACGAGACCATGGACGAAATCAATACCCGCCATGGTCGAAACTCTGAAGGAAAATTTCCATGACTACACTGAATGTAATCCTCTTTCCCGGATCATCCAACATCCGGGTCGTCGCTCACAATGGCACCGACATGCACGCCACGATGAAGGGCGGCAACTACAAGTACCTCGGCGTGCCGCTCGACGTGTTCGAGGGCTTTCGCAATGCCGAGAGCGCTGGCAAGTACCTGAACAGCGCCATCAAGGGCGTCTATGAGTACGAGCGGCTTAGCGAGGCAGAAAGTCTCGAACTGATCGAAGCTGCGGAAGCTGAGCTGCGCAAGCAGCAGGCTGAACTCCAGGCTGAAGAAGCTGTGGCCGGCAGCGCCGCTCCTGATTCCAGCGCCTTCCAGTCCCCACCGGGGTTCGTCGCAGCGGGAACCACGCCGGTCAAGCTGCTCGACCCGAACGTGACCATCAAGTACGCCAACCCCGGCGACGCGGCGTTCGATCTGATGGCCTGCTCGGTCAAGGACCCAGTAACTAACGCCGTCGCGTTTGAGTGGGCCTGGGGCGGTAGTTTCTTTGTACACCCAGGCCAGCACTTCCTCATCGGCACCGGCATCGCCATGGCCCTCGACCCGAACCATGCCGGGCTGGTCCTGTCCCGTAGCGGCCTCGCCAAGAAGCACCAGATCGCGGTCGTCAACGCCCCCGGCCTGATCGACAGCGGGTACACCGGCGAGATCGGCGTGCTGCTGGAAAACCGTGGCACCGAGCCGTTCGAGATCAAGCAGTACGACCGGATCGCCCAGTTCATGGTGGTGCCGATTGTTCGTCCGACGTTCGTTGTCGTGCATGATTTACAACAGACCGAGCGTGGTTCGGGGGGCTTCGGTAGCACCGGAACGGAAAAGTTGTAGTATGATTAAGATCAACGGCCAGCTTTGCTACTCACCAGCAGCTCCCAGCCGTTATTCCCTGCCCCACCTGGGGCTGGGTTTGAGCTGCCGCGATGATGTTCAGTTGTGGAACTTGCTGTACCTGTCGTGTGAGCGCATAGAGGAACACCTTGACCCACTTCCCGGTGCAGATGTCGGGAGTCTGGTCACTCGGGACCTCTGTGCGCTCACCACGGCTTGCGCTTCTCTCTATGGTCCAACCTGTCTCAAGGTATTCCCCAACCTCCGCAAGGTCCTCACGCTGCACCCCAGCGCGTTCCTGCGGGAGCTGTGGACTATGCCCTGGCAGCATCTCCCCCCGGCCATGGTGATCCCTGACTGGGCTGATATTATTACCGACAAGGTGGCTACCATCCACGCTCAAGGTGCACTCGACCTGGGCACCAGTCTCCCATTCCTGAAAGCCCCCTATGAGCAACGTAATTGACCGCACCGAGGCGGCTGCGGCCGTGCGTCAAAGAGTCGTGGACTTGAACAGAGAGATCGAGCGACTTGCCGTGAGCTACGGCTTTGGCGAGGTCGTCATAGAGATCAAGGTCCATGACCTGGAAATTCTCGGCAACTCTCGACCGATCCCACTAGTTGAGGTACAGTTGCTGGAGGTAAAGAATCTATAAGGAAATAAACCATGGAACCGTACGATCTCGTGGCAAGCCGTTATGGCTTGCCATTTGAATGTTACCCCTACCAAGTCGGCGCGATCAACGCGCTGGCTCCACGTCAAAAATCTGGCCACTACCTTGCAGTCGGTGTAGGCAAGACAGCGACCTCCACCATATCCGCGCTGTACAAGCGCGAAGTCGGTGAGATCGATCAGACCATCGTGCTGATGCCGCCGATTCTGCTGATGGCGTGGCACCGCTGGCTCCAAAGCATCAAGGGCGTGACTTCGATGATTTACGCTGGCCCGCCGAAGAAGCGGGCCAACATGAGGTTCAACACCCAGTTCATCCTCATGAGCTACGACATCTTCAAGCGCGACTTTGATCGCATCGTCAGCGAGGTCGACGGTTCCCGGACGTGTGTGATTGCCGACGAAGCCACGGCCATCAAGAACATCGAGTCGAAGAACTACCAGCGGGTGCGCGACTTCACCGAGATCGGTCACCTGATGCTGCTCACCGGCACACCTCTGGCCAAGATTTTGGACGGCTACGCTTACGTCAAGTCCCTGGCGCCGAGCGTCTACCGCAGCTACAACCAGTTCAAGAACATCCACGTCGAGGAGGAGGATTTCTACGGCACGCCGGTCACCTTCCGCAACCTGGACATCCTCAATCGGAACATGCGGGTCAACTCAGTCCGCATCCTGAAGGAAGACGTTCTCAAGGAACTTCCGGCCGTCACGTACACCCCGCTGCACTACGAGCTGGAGGACAAGCACCTTGCCCTGTACCGCAAACTGGCAGAGGAAAAGCTGCTGGAGTACAAGGATGGTACCAAGCTCGACGCCACCGAGACCACCCGGCTTTGGCATGCGCTGCAACAGGTCGTTTGTAATTACGACTACTTCAGCCAGGACCCGAAGAACCTGTCGGCCTGCTTCGACATCGTTGATCAGGTCATGTCCGAACTGGAAGGCGAGCAGCAGATCGGCACCAACGGTGAGCCAATCGAAGGCATCGGCAAGAAGCTGATCATCTTCACGAACTACAAGCTCACCAGCCGCCACGTCGCTGAGTACACGAAGAAATACGGCTCGGTCGCGGTGTACGGCGAGATCACTGCTGCCAACCAGCAGAAGAACATCGACAGGTTCATGAACGACCCAACCTGCCGGGTTCTGGTCGCCCAGGTGCAGTCGGCGGGTTACGGTCTGAACTTGCAGGACTGCTGCTCCGATGTTCTGTTCTTGGAGTCTCCGCTGATCCCTACGCAGTTCGAGCAGGCTGTTGGACGTGTGTATCGAAACGGTCAGCGCAATAAAGTGCACATCCGTGTCGGTATTGCAGAGGGTACTATTCAAATGAAGCTTTTGAACATGCTGATGAAGAAGGATCATCTGGTGAATCAAGTGGTACGAAATTACCAAGACATTCGGGACGCTCTGTTTGGGTTGTGAAATTGTTTTGCCTCTGGTCAAGTTTCCTCGTAGAATTGCATCCTTGAAGAAACCTGCCCGGAGATGAACCATGAGTTCCACCCACTACCTGTCTGAAGCGGCGTCGCTTGACGACTTGTTCAAGCGTATGATGTCGCCGGATCGGGAAATCTGCGCTGAGTACCAGCACATGAAGGTGGAGCAATGCTTCATCAACCGAATCTTCGTGGTCTACAAGCCTGACGGACTCACCTCCGATAACGCTCACCGACCACCGAAAATCCTCACCCAGGTCAAGGTCACCGGCTTCCGCGTCAATGCAGATACCGGCGCCGAGATCGACCTGGAGGACCTGATCACGCGTCAGGTCATGACCCTGTCTTACATCCCTCAGCGCCTGTTCCACTATGATGCGTTTGCATGTGTGGCCCCAAAGCAACGGCTGCACTGGGACGCCCAGGTGGTGCGAGGTAAGGTACAGCGCACGCTGGCCTTCCACCTTCTCCTGAAGGTGCGCAGCAAGGCCGACTTCTACAGCGCTGGCGTGACCGCCGTTGAGACACCGGCAAACTTCCGGGCCTTGTACCCGGAAGAAACTCTGAAACTGATCAACAATTAAAGGTCGCATGATGAGCACCACGCACACCGCTACCTGCGGTGAGTTCATGACGCCCACGCTTTGGGGGGCTAAGTGACCACCTGGTATTTCCATTACAAACTTACTCACGAGGGCAACGGTGAGTGGAAGTTGGGCATGTCTGATCAACGCGAGCGTACGATCAAGGACCGGCGCCCAGCGTTCGTCACCATCCTCGACACCGACAACAACTTCGACACCGAGTTGACTGCCGATGAGCTGGCCAAGGTCCACTACCGTGGGCCTTTTTATATCGACCTCGATGATGAGGACGCGGCCAACGTCATCGGCCAATTCAAGAAGCTGTTGCGTAAATTACGTGATGAGTACCACGTCGAGCTGGATCAGTTGGCGTTGTACATCACGGGCGGCAGGGGTTTCCACATCGAGTTCAACCCGACGATGTTCATGGCCAAGGTCCCACCTCGTGGCATGGCGGCTCTGCCGCTTGTGTACCGCGAGATGGCCATGGAACTGTTCGTGGACACCCTTGACTTGAACATCTATTCGGCAAAGAAGGGCCGGATGTGGCGTGTCAAGAATATCGAACGAGAGAAGGACGGCGAGAAGACCGGCCGGTACAAGGTGCAGATCACGGTGCAGGAAGCGCTGGAGATGACGCTGGAGACCTACCAGTCCCTGTGCGTTACCCCACGGCACCTGTCACCACCAGCGCCAGCCGAGTACAACCCGGAGCTGGGCCTGATCTTCTCGAAGTCCCAGAGCCGGATCGACCAGGGTCTGAAGCGACGGAAGAACGCCAAGGCCGATGCCAACATCCTGGCCAGTTTCGGCGGCAAGGTGCCGCCAACGCTGCTGGCCGTGATGAACGGCGAGGGCCTGGAAGATGGCCAGGGGTTCCAGGCCATCGCTACGCAACTTGCCATTGCAGCTCACGCGATGAACATGAGCGAGGAGACTTTCCTGGAAGCGTGCGCTGGTATCATCGCCAGCCACAAGGGCGACAGTGATCGCTACGGTTCTCCAGCCAAGCGGCGGCGTGAGCTGGCCAGGATGTACGGCTACATGTCGGGTAACCCGTCCTACACGTTTTCGGTCGGCGGTATCAAAAAGATGCTGGCCAAGGATGTCAAAGCTCCTGACCTGGACATGGGCGTCATTGCTACTGAAGAAGGCAGTGATGAGATCGAAGACGATGAGATGGTCTTCTCGGTATCGCAAGGTATCAGGATCACCGAGAGCGGGATTTACAAAAAGGGTGAGGAGGGTGTGGTCAAGGTCTCTGCTTTGGGCATGTCCAATCCCCGTCAGCTCCTGGAACTCGGCACTGGCGAGGTTCATGGTTATGAGGTGGACATCAGCATTGATGGTGGTCCGAAACGTCGCAAGATCGTGACCATGGATGCCTTCGCATCTCGTAGCGCTTTCCTTAAATTTACACTCAGTGCAGGCAGTTGCAACATCAGCCTCACGGACGCGCAGATTGGCGCAATCGCTGACATCTTTCGAGTAAGAACCATGCAAAACAACCAGCAAGTCTATACCGTCAAGCGTGAGGGCCTTGACCTCGTAACAACCCCTGATGGAAAGATCGATGTGATCTGGGCCGACCAGTTCGGTGTCACCAGTAATTTCGGTATGAACTATCGGCTCACAGGCAGCATGACCGATGACATCCAGTTCCGGACCGACCTGCGTAACGCCCCTGACCTGGAAGACACGCCGGAAGCTCGTGAGTTTTTCCATCAGCTCTTTAATGTCAACAGGCGCGAGGTGGTGGCAAGGGTCTTCGGATTCATGGCTTCGACTTTCTTGTCCCAGATGATCCGGCATGTGTACAACAAGTTCCCGTTCCTCCAGGTCTACGGGCCGGCTGGCGCCGGTAAGTCCGACACGGTCAAGCTTATGGCCAGGATGCACTACTACCGTCAGGACCCCCTGACATCGTCGGCATTGGACTCGACCAAGTTTGTCTTCGAGGAGATGGCTACTTGCTCAGGCTCGATTCCTTTCATCCTGGAGGAGTACAAGCCCCGCGAGATGGATCGCCGTTTGCTGGAGAAGTCCAAGGGCATCCTGCGCTCGAACTACAACGGTGACATCATCGGCAAGGGTTCGGTGCAGGCATCAACAGGCCAGAGTCGACTGACTCTGACTCGTGTGTCGAACCGCTCCCCCATCGTTGTTCTGGGGGAGGCGATTCTGAGCCAGACGGCGATCCTGGATCGTTGCGTGGCCGTGCCAATCACCAAGGAAGGCAAGCAGGGCCGTCGTGAGGTCTTCGAGCACTGTCAGGCCAATCGCCAGTACCTGTCGATGTTCGGACGCCGCTGCATTGACGGTGCGCTGGCTGTCAGCCCAGAAGGTATTCGCAAGCAGATCGAAGCGAACATCCGGCTGGTCCGCGAGAAGGTCGGGGCCAAGGCCGATGACAACGACCGTCCACTGTACAACGTGGCCGTGCTGTTGACTGGTCTGGAGTTTGCCCGTCGTGTCCTGAAGGATGTTTTTGGCGACGAATTCAACGAGACCATTCAGGTCATGAAGGACTCAGTCACCGAGACTGCTGAGGAGCTGATCCCGAAGGTTGTGTCGGAAGCCGCCAAGGTGCTCGATGCCATGGCCTACCTGTCACGCTATGGCGACAACGACGCGGTGCGCCTGATCTCTGGCGAGGACTATGTCCTGGACGGTTCGGCCATCCAGATGCGCCTCAAGAACTGCTTCACGAAGTACGCCAAGCACAAGCGTTCAATGGGGGAGGAGGTGCTGTACGACAGCTACGAGGCGTTCTACAGCTCCATGACCACTTACCCCGGCACCGTGGATCGGAACTGCCTGTCGTCACCCCTGAAGGACTCGGCTTCGACCGCTGTATTCGAGTTCAGTACGGCCCACTTGTCGAAAGACAACGTGGAGGAGTTCAGGCCATAAAAAGTAGTTGACGCCAGTCAATTGCACAGTTAGAGTACCACCCTGACCCCGACAATTCATCGAAGGGGTTCTTTAGTACCACCACCACCGGGTGTGTAGTAACAAGCATTCGGAAATACCAATCGCAATGTATATTGCAAACCACACTTTAAATGGAGTTTCAAATGGCACTGTCCAAGCGTAACAAAGATGCAGTAACCCAAGACCAATCGTCGGCAGCAGAATCGACCAAGCCTGAATTCGAGGGCATGGGCGACGACGCAGCACAGGTCGCTGACACCGCAGTCAAGACCGGCGCCGTCGTTGGCGATGTCCTGGACAACGTCCAGAGCGGCGACCCAGTCGATGCCGGTGCCGATGTCGGCCACACCGAACCTGATTCGGAAGAAGAAGCGGCAGCAGCGACCCGCGAGGCTGCGAAGCCAAGCAAGGAAGCTGTGAAGGAAAATACCGAGAAGGCCCTTGCCATCGTCAAGGAAGCCAGTGTCAGCACGGTGGTCACCAAGAAGTTCATCGGTGCGTTGTCGGAAAAAGAAAACGTCTTCGATCCGCGCTCCCTCGACTTCAACACTTTCCCCCGCGTCACTGTCGGCCTGGACGGTTTCTCGTCCGACGCTGGTGAAGACTACGGCGACCTGATAGCCATCGAAGTCATGTCGTACAACACCCGCTGGGTTGCATCCCCTGGCGTGGACGACGAAGAAGCGAAGGTCCATGTCCGCTACTCGCTGGACGGCAAGACCATCGATTCGACTGGCGACGACAACGGTGAAAGCCTGCAAGCCTGGGTCAAGACCCTGAAGGAAGTGCACGGCTTCGAGAAGGCTTCGATCAAGGAATACCTTGCCATCTACGGCTTCATGACCTACGCCGATGGCGCCGAGATCGATCCGGCCGATCTGGAAATCATCGCTCTGCAAGTACCACCGCAGTCGCGTGCTCTGTTCGAGCGTCACCAGATCACCATGGGCGTGAAAATCTCCCGTGGCACCGTCGAAGCTTCGGACATCGTCTGGGCCTCGCAAGAGAAGAAGGTCGCTGGCGGCAAGAAATACGCCCTGATCAACTTCTCGGCCAAGCAGCCTGTCGTCAAATAAGCGACCGCTGAAACCAGGAAAGGCCCCATTCGTGGGGCCTTTTCTTCGATCACTTCAAACATTACAAAAATGAAAATTGATGACCTCATCGTCCTCGACACCGAGACCTCTGGTCTCAAGGACCCCATCGGCGTGTGCGAAGTCGGCTTCATCCAGCTCGACCCGGCTACACTCAGTGAGGTCGGTCGCCACCGCTCGCTGACGGACCCTGAAGTTTCGATCAGTGCTGGTGCGAGCGGCATCCATCGCATCACGAACGACATGGTCGAGTGCGAGCCTACCCTCGAAGAATATTTCGTTCAGGTGCTGGGCGACCCATTCGCTGGCCGCGACGTGCTGATGGTGGCGCACAACGCCGCCTTCGACTTCCCGAAGGTCAAGCAGCACCTTGGCCCCAACCCGGTGTCGCTCTGCACCTTGCTGCTGGCCCGCAAGGTCTGGCCCGAAGCCGAGAACCACAAGCTGGCCACCCTGAAGTTCATGTTCGGCCTGGGCCGTCGTGATGGCACCTCGCACTCGGCGCTGGACGACGTGGAAGACACCACCGACCTGCTGCGCCTGATCATCGCCGAGACTGGCCTGACTATCCCCGAGCTGTGTGTTCTTCAGCACAAGCCGAGCTTCATCGAGATCATGCCGTTCTCGAAGCACAAGGGCCTGCCATTGAAAGACGTGCCGGTCTCGTTCTGGGTCTGGCTGAGCAAACAGGAAGGCGAAGGCAACGACCGCGATCTGGTCTACAGTGTCAACCAGTTGTACCCCCACATCAAACTGAAGGAGAAATACAGTGTCTGAAATCCGCCTCGAATCCGGTGTTCCAATCCCGGCAGTACCACGTACCGGCCGTGCGCCGCGCTATCCGTTCCTGGCCATGGAAGTGGGCCAGTCGTTCTTCATCCCCGGCGCCAGTACCAACACGATCCACTCGGCTCTGGGCCGGTTCATGAAGTCGCCTGAAGGTAAGGACCGCAAGTACGTCAGCCGTTCGATGACCGAAGTCGTCCCAGCCGAAGCCGACAAGGGCGAGCAGGACGGCGTGCGTGTCTGGCGTACCGAATAAACCACTTGCGCTAGGGCAAGGATCGGGTAATATGCTTCCTCGCGGCAATTAACTTGCCGCGATTTTTATTACCCGGAGAAAGAGACAAATGAGCAATCCGAAAGATGCAGTAGGTCGTACCAAGCCACCACTGGGCCTGTTCCCTGTTTCGGCTATCCTCCAGGGCGCAATGGCCCTGTTCGCCGGGAAGACCAAGTACGGTCGTTCTAACTGGCGTGCAACTCCGGTCCATGCCTCGGTGTACTTCGAGGCTGGCCTACGCCACTTCTACAAGTGGTGGGAAGGTGAGGAGTTTGACCCAGAAGACGGCACGCCGCACCTGGGCAACCTGCTGGCCTGCGCCGCTATCATCATCGACGCCAAGGTGTGCGGCACCCTGATCGATGACCGCCAGTTCAACGGCACCGGCACCCTCGCCAACTTCAACAGCCTGAACTATCTCGTGCCGAAGCTCGAAGCGCAGTACGCTGACAAGGGTCCGAAGCACTACACCATCGCTGACACCGTTGCCGTCAAGGTCCCGGCCAGTGTCATGATGAGCAAGGTCGTGCAGCCTTCACCTGCTGGCACTGTCACCGACACCGAAGACGGCTACCGGATCGAGATTCGACCTAACACTGGTGTGACAGTCCGCGCTGCTGGCAGCATCGACCCAGCCAGCATCGTAGGTAGCAGGCTTGACGCAACCCAGATTCGCGCCCATGCCCTGCACCTTGACGAAAGCCGTATGTTTGTCGGTGGCCTGCCGTTCGCTGGGGGCAAAGCGTGAGCGACATCCAAGAGAACGACGAGCTGAGCCGCACTGACCCTATCGCACAGGGTTCCGAGATCGCCATGCGAGTGGCCGACGCTGGTGTGCGCCGCGTCCAGGCCGCTGTCGCACCTGAGCGTATCCCTGATGGCAACGGTGGCAGTGTCCCCCAGGTTGCTGATGCCGATGGCAAATATCCGCAACCGGACTGCATCGAATGCGAAGACCCTATACCCAGTGTGAGGCTCGAAATGGGGCGCATACGCTGCGTCATTTGCCAGACGCTGAAAGAGAAGCGTCGATAACACCAGAGACCGCAAACCAGCGGTCTTTTCAATAGGAGAACACCATGCAACCACAAACCCGCCTCATCGTTGATCTGTCATCGATCCTGTGGTCCTGCCTCCTGGTAGGCAAGGACATCGAGTTCGGCCGTCAGGTCATGTTCGCCCCTGAAGCTGAACCCGGTCAGGAACCGAAGGAGCCGAAGTCGTTCCAGGTCAACAGCGCCATCTTCGGCTACGAGAACGTCGTCAACCACTTCGTGTCGGTGCTCAACCGCTTTGAGTTGGCCCCGATGGACATGGTCCTTGTGGTCGAGGGCATTAACACGAAGGCGCTGCGTCAGTCGATTCTGCCGCGCTACAAAGCAGGTCGTGACCGCCCTGATGACTGCTATGTCGAGTTCCAAAAGCTGCGCGAGATGATCGTCAGCACCTTCACGGGTCTCGGCGCCATCGCGGTCACCCAGGACGGTATCGAGAGCGACGACGTGATCACGTACCTCTGCCGTGTCCTGCCGGGTCGTAAGATCATCGACTCCAACGACGGCGACCTCTGCTACAACATCTCGGACGGCAGCGTGCCTACCGAGGGTGTTTCGGTCTGGAAGATGAGCAAGGGCATGGAGCTGACCGAGAACCCATACGGCCCGTTCACTTGCCAGTACATCCCGCTGTACAAGGCCATCGTCGGTGACACCGGCGACAAGATTCCCGGTGCCAAGGGCTTCGGTGAGAAGACTTGGCTGGACTTCCTGTGCAACTTCGATGAGACCAACATGGGCGAGATTCAGGACCTCATCAAGGGCAAGCGGTTGCACGAGCTGGCTGACGATGTCCCTACCTTCAAGCCGTTCCAGAAGCTGATCGACAACGCCGACATGGTGTGGCGCTCGTTCCAGTGCTCGAAGCTGTACCCCGAGATCATCAACACTACCCGCAAGCCGTTGGTCTGGACCCCAGGTATGGTGCGCCCGCGTCACACGTTCGATGACGACCGAATCAAGCACTGGGCAGGCCAGACGCGGCTGGTGCACGCCGGGAATTACACCGACGCCGTCAAGTGGATGAAGGGGTTCCTTGCCGAGTCCCCGTTCATCTCGTTCGATATCGAGACCTCGTCCAACGACACCGCTGACCAGTGGCTGGCCACCGCCAAGACCAAGTCCAACGAGTCCAAGGATGCCGAGGGCGTTGACGTGTTCGGTGCCGAGCTGTGTTCGTTTGCGCTGACGTTCGGTCGCAACATGCAGTACACGCTGTTCTTCACCGTCAGCCACGTCGAGACCGACAAGGTCAAGAACATCACGAAAACTCAGGCGAAGGCGGTGCTGGAGCTGCTGCCGAAGTCCAAGGTAAAGGCGATCCAGAACGTGTCGTTCGAGTTGCCTATCGTGATGGAAGAACTGGGTGAGCTGGAGGAAGCAGAATGACCTTCGAGCTGAACATCCCGGCTACTGTTGCGATTGTGTTCTTCGTCATCGCCTGTGGGATGATCATGTGGGAGAAGCCTTTCCTGGCCTGCATCTCAATGATCTTCACGGTTGTTTCTGGCATCACCTACTGCGAGGGTCGCCCGGAAGCCGTTGCTGAGCGGAAGGCTGATGCAGAAGCAGCCCGCCGTGCTGCGATCCCGCATGTGATCCGCGAAGCTGATGGCTGCAAGGTGTATCAGTTCCGGGCCAACGGCCTGGAGCATTACTTTACCCGCTGCCCTGACTCGGTCACGACCGACCGCCACTACCAGACGAATGAAAAGTGCGGGAAGAACTGCACCAAGACCATCGACCACGTCGAGACCATCGTCACAAAGGAGCAACCATGACCCCAGCATGCAAGGAAGTCCTCGACTACATCGACAAAGAAGGTTGTGGTGTCACCCTCATGACGCTCTACAAGTTTCTGCCGGACCTTGACCAGGCTGACATCAGGGTCGCCACTCGCACGCTCTACGAGACCATGCGTGTCGCACGTATCTCGGTCAAGGGCGACAACGACCGCCTGTACTACGTGTTCTTCTCGCTGTATATCAGGTCAACGAACTCGTACCAGCAACTTGACCCGAATGTGATGCCCTCGCCAGTGGCGCTGCCTGTGCCATCGCCAGTGGCGCTGCCTGTGCCGTCGCCAGTGGCGTCCGAGCCTGAACTGACAGAACCTATGCGCCAAGCCCTGATCGAGCGCCTGGAGGCCGATCTGGCGGTCCCTGAACGCCGTGGCGTAGAGCGCCGTGGCGTAGAGCGCCGCACTCTGACCGCCTTGGAAGTCATCGACCGTTGGAAGCTCAGCTACCGGCTCTCCCGCATCATCGAGATCATCAGCACTGCCAGGAAGGTGCAGTTGACCAAGTCGGATGCGGTGTCGGTGGCCAAGTTGATCCGTGAACATGTCCGGGGGCAGTGATGGCTATTGACTTTGTACGACAGGCTGTTGCAAGGACCCTCAAGGTGCCACTGTCCAACGTGGGTCGATGGGATGTAACCGCGAGCCAGAACAGCCATGCGGTAGTTGGGTCCACTCTGCCGGGCATGCTAGATGCCGCCATGACCGTAAAGCTCAATGGCCCTGTAAAGGACCTGTCCCGCTTTTTGTCACGAGACATCTGTGGAAGTGCGGTCATCGTGAGTATCGACCCCTGCTTTGACCCCCTTCAGGTGGAGGTTAGCCTTCAGCTCCTGTACGGAAAGGAGACACAGCATATTTTCAAAGCCCTGGCCCAGATGTTCCGAATCCGGGGCAAACAACCGAAGCGGAGGAAGTGATGGCTAAGATGACTGAACTGACCCCCAACGAGCTGGCCACGCTGCTGATCCTGAAGGAGAAGGGGCCGTTCCCCAACCCTTCGGCGGTGGGTTTCCTGCTGCACGAGAAGATCGAGGGGGACAAGAAGCCCAACCCCTCGCCGCAGGGCATGGCTCTGTTCGCGGGTAAGTTCCTAAGCTCCCTTCGCAGTAAGGACCTTGCCGATAACTACCGGAGCTGGAGGATCACCAGCGAAGGCTCTGCCTACCTGGAGTACCTGGAGAACAAGGACTTCACCCTTGACGTTCACCGGGTTGCCCGTGATGGTAGTGATTGGTGCGTTCGCTGCCCACACTGCAAGGAGGTCGTCTACCTCCCGTCCGGTTCGGTCCTGGGCGAACAATTCCACCACAACACCTCGAACGGCTGCGGTAGCTGGTTCCAGGTTTCTTCCGACGCGAAGGTGCTCCATGGTCTCTGACATTACCAACTACCGGGGCTTCATGGCCAACGTCCACGACACGAAGATCATGTCGTCGTATGTGGATGAGAACTTCAGCAACGGCCTGAAGCAGAACTCCAAGCTGTACCTGGGCTACGAACAGGTGTCGTATGACGATGTGACCACCAAGACCGGCACGCTGGCCGACCTGCCCCCAGGTGGCCGGATCACCAAGGACGAGCACTGCATCGACATCGAAGCCCTGCGCGACATGGCCCCGAAGAAGCAGGCTGCATGGCTTGCCAAGCGTGGCTACTCGGACGTTTACGAAGCGGTCGAAGCCCATCGCAACCGCACCGTGTCCAAGCAGTACCGCATGAACGAGTTGCGCGCTGAAGACGTGCTCGACTACGGGGCCGATGACACCATCTGCACCAGCGCTCTGTACAACTTCTACCGGCTGATGATGGAAGTCGAAGGCACGTTCGGTGTCTACGAGAAGGTCGAGGTCAAACCCTCCTACATGACCGCCCTGTCGTATGTGCAGGGTGCGAACGTGTCGGTGGAGCGCCTGCGTGAGCTGGAGCGGGCCGACGACAAGGTCTTCGAGAAGGCCCGGACTACACTGACTGAAGTCCTGCTGAAGAAGGGCATCCTTGACCAGATGTGGAAGCCATTCCTTGAATGGACTGCTGCCGGTGTCAAGGATGCCTGCGAGGACTTGTTCGGCTTCCGGCCTGAGTCGATGCGGCGCAAGCCCGATGCACTGGCCATGGACATCATGACCGAGTCCGGTACTGGCGAGGGCGATATGTCCTTGGTCAACTTCTGTGACGCTGTCAAGCGCCAGGATGTGAAGTTCATCAACGCACTGTTGCTGACGAAGTACAAGCAGGACCCCGGCCTGGACGTGAACTCGGCCAAGAAGATGAAGGTCTTCATGTACGACATCCTGAAGCTGCCGATCCGCGTGACATCGAAGCTGACCGAGATCAACTACAAGTTCGACCGTGAGCTGGTCAAGGCTGTCCAGAAGTTCAAGAACGCCCTGATGAAGGGAGAGGAGCCGAAGCTGACGCCAGAGGAGTGGAAGCTGGTGCGCACCAAGGCATCGACCGATGACACCGCTGTTGACTTCGCCCTGATGTACGACAAGGACACCGACCCTGACCTTGAAGTGATCCTGAACGCCATCTCGGACATGAAGCGCGTTTCCACCCGGCGCGGCCTGTACTACAAGCCGTACCCATACCTGAAGCACTGGAAGGACGGGAAGATTCACTCGTCCATGAACCAGTGCGCGACGGTGACGCGCCGCTACTCATCGTCAGGCCCGAACCTTCAACAGCTCCCGAAGAAGGGTGAGGGTGTGAAGATTCGAGAGATGATCATCCCGCACCACAAGGATGCGGTCATCGTGTCCCTTGACTTCTCTGGCCAGGAGCTGCGACTGGCAGCGCACATGTCGCAGGACAAGAACATGCTGGCTTGCTACATCGGTGACAACCTGAAGGACCCGCACTCGATCACTGCGGCCGGCGCCATGCTCAAGAAATGGGGCAAGGACAAGGTCGATGAGTTCAAGTTGCTCGTTGGCGCTGACAAGTTCAGTGGCACCAATGAGGAAGTCGAGTACACCGTCTTCATCAAGCTGCGCAAGTGGGATGACGATGCCATCGCCAAGCTGGCTGACGATCTGCGAAAGGTCGCCAAGAACGTGAACTTCGGCGCGCAGTACGACGCCCAAGCACTGACACTGGCATACACGATTGTCATCCCGGTCAAGGACGCACAGGACTTCCTGGATGCCCGTGAGAAGATGTTCCCCGGTGTCAGTGAATGGAAAGACGACGTGCGCAAGCGTGTCGAGCGCACCGGCCACGCGATGACGCTGATGGGTGCACGTCGCCACCTTGCCAAGCTGCTCCGTGACCGCTCGACGGCCAGCAAAGCCGGTCGCCAGGGTCCGAACTTCGAGATTCAGGGTTCGTCGGCAGAGCAGACCAAGCTGGCCATGGGCGAGGTGTGGGACAGTGGTGTGATGTTCGACTACGACTGCCAGTTCGTTGCACCAGTGCACGATGAGCTGGTGTTCTCGATCCACAAGGATCATGCGGTCGATGCGATCCGCATCATCCATGCCTGCATGACCAAGCAGTACCACGACATGACCGTACCCTGCATGTCATCGATCTCGCTGGGTCCGAATTTCGGTGAGCAGATCGAGTGCGGTGACTGGTTCATCGAAGACAACATCCGTAAGGCCCTGGACACCGTGTTCTCCAAGGCCAAGGAAAAAGAACTGGAGGCAGCATGAGTTGGTTAATATTTTTTCTGGTCGTCGGAATGTTCGGCATCGGCTTCGCAGTCGGCTGGATGGTAAGGGGTGATTATGAAACAAAGTGATGCCGAGCAGGAGCTGCGGGACCTCGGCTCTCACTACAACATCCGGGTCTGGGAGGTGTCCAACGGTCACTTCAAAGTCCAGGACGGGGAGGGCCAGATCATTAACTACTGGCCCAACTCGAAGAAGCGCACGATGCACATTCAGGACACGAAGTGGTCCCGTGAGCAGTGCGAACCGATCGATGCCCTGCGCCTCGCCGCGCTCGGTGCCGATGGCATGAAGCGTCAGGCACCGATCCCGCTCAAGCGAGCGTTGCGGGCGGTGCCGAAGACGCCGAAGCAGAAAGAAAAGGAGCGGGAGCTGCGGCGCCCTGCTGGTGAACGCATCAGCAAGGATGAGTACGCTTTCCGTGAAACCACCTACGATGAGAAGGCAGCAGCCATCTCGGCAATGCCAGCACAAGGAGCACCATGGCCCTAAGTAAAAAGTCAGCGTTCAAGTCGTCACTGCAATCGTTCATCGACTCAGCGTCAACGAATCACATCCCGCCGCAGCCCGAGCGCAAGGTGAAGATCAAGCGTGCCGAGCGCATCGGCCAGCGCGGCAAGGACGCGGAGAAGGATGTTCGGCAGGTGCTGGAAGGCTGGAACAACCTTGCCTGCTTCGCCTTCGACCGCCTGCCAGACGCTCGTGCTGCCCGTGGCCGGATGAAGTCGTCACTTGCCGACTACATGGTCTGGTACGCCCCTGGTGGCCATCGCTTCAACATCCCGCTGGAAGTCAAGTCCACGGAACACAGCACGAAGCGCGGCGGCTACCTGTTGTCGGCATCGGCACTCGATCAGCTCCCGCTCCTGAAGAAAGTTGCGCTGGCTGGGGCCAACCCCTTCGTTCTGGTCTACTTTAAAAAGTTCGACTACTGGCGGGTGGCCCATATTCACTTCTTCAGTTTCGGGGAGTCATCCTGGGACATGTCGGAATGTCCGACGTTTCCTACTGCGAAAGCGGCGTTGGAGTCAACAGGATTCTTTCCGACAGGCACCGCCCAGGCGTAGTGTTGCCGGTGTAAAATAAATTCCCCCGCACAACGCTGCGGGGTTTCCAATCTACTAAGGACTTTGATCACCCATGCCAGTGTCTGCCCACCTTCCCACGCAGTTGCAAGAGTACGTCCACAAGAGCCGTTACGCCCGTTGGCGTGACGACCTCGGTCGCCGCGAGACCTGGCCCGAAACGGTCCAACGCTACGTCGACTATTTCAAGAACAAGTTTCCTGAACACTACCCGGCCCAGGACATCTACGACGCCATCCTGAACCTCAAGTCGATGCCTTCGATGCGGGCGCTGATGACCGCTGGTCCGGCCTTGGAACGCGATCCGATGGCAGGCTTCAACTGTTCGTTCGTCGCCATCGACAACGTCCGTGCCTTCGATGAAATCCTGTACATCAGCATGTGCGGTACGGGTGTCGGCTTCTCGGTCGAGCGCCAGTTCGTTTCGCAACTGCCGGTGATCGGTGCCAAGGCGTACAACGACAATATCGAAGTCCCGTACAGCTACAAGATCGAAATCGCTGATCGCATGACCAAGATCGATCACGTCATCAAGGTCCGTGATAGCAAGGGTGGATGGGCCGACGCCTTCCGTCAGCTCCTGGGCCACCTGTACGCTGGCAACATCCCCACCTGGGACGTGTCCGGTGTCCGTCCGCACGGTGCAAAGCTGAAGGTCTTCGGTGGCCGCGCCTCCGGTCCGCAGCCGCTGATCGACCTGTTCAACTTCGCCATCGAAACGTTCACTGCCGCTGTGGGCCGCAAGCTCACGTCGATTGAATGCCATGATCTCACTTGCAAGATTGCTGACATCGTCGTTGTCGGTGGCGTGCGCCGCAGTGCGCTGATCTCGCTGTCGAACCTGTCGGACGACCGCATGCGTGGTGCGAAGAACGGTCAGTGGTGGAACGTCGCCCCGCACCGCGCCCTGGCCAACAACAGCGCGGCCTACACCGAGCGTCCGTCGATGGAAGTGTTCCTGAAGGAATGGCTGTCGCTGATCGAATCGAAGTCCGGCGAGCGTGGCATCTTCAACCGTCAGGCCGTCATCAACAAGGCTCTGGAATCTGGTCGTCGTGACGCGACCCAGGTCGTCGGCACCAACCCGTGTGCTGAGATCGCCCTGCGCAGCATGGGCCTGTGCAACCTGTCCGAAGTCGTCCTGCGTGCCGGTGACACCTTCGACACGGTCCGCGAGAAGGTACGCATCGCCGTCATCATGGGCACCTACCAGTCGATGCTGACTGACTTCCGCTATGTCCGTTCGGGCTGGAAGAAGAACCAGGAAGAAGAACACCTCCTGGGCGTGTCGTTGACCGGCATCATGGACCACGAAGTCCTTGCCTATGTCTCCGGCGAGTCGATCCTGTGGCTCAAGGGACTGAAGCAGTACGCCATCGAAGTGAACAAGGAATGGGCCGAGAAACTGGGCATCAAGCAGTCGGTGGCCATCACCACCGTCAAGCCTTCCGGCACCGTGTCGCAACTGGTCGACAGCGCCAGCGGCAAGCACGAGCGCTATTCCGAGTATTACATCCGTACCGTTCGCGGTGACAAGAAGGACCCTCTGGCGCAGCTCATGCACAAGCAGGGCTTCCCTGTCGAATCGTGCGTGAACAAGCCTGACACGACCGACATCTTCAGCTTCCCGGTCAAGGCCCCTGGTGGCTCGGTCTTCCGCAACGACCGCACCGCCATCGAACAGCTCGAACACTACCTGATGTTCCAGACGTTCTGGTCGGAGCACAACGTGTCGAACACGATCTATGTGCGTGACCATGAATGGCTGGCGGTGGGCGACTGGGTGTACCAGAACTTCGACAAGCTCGCTGGTGTGTCCTTCCTGCCGCACAGCGACCACACGTACCGTCAGGCGCCCTACACTGAGTGTACGCAGGCCGAGTACGAGGCGCTGCTGGCGAAGATGCCTGCGTTCGACTGGGATGAACTGGCTGAATTCGAGCGTGATGATTCTTCGGTCAAGGTGCGGGAACTTGCCTGTACCGCTGGCGTCTGCGACATCTTGTGAAAGCTCGATTGGCCGGCACCTAAACTGCCGCCAATAAACCTGTGGAATGCTCCACGCTGATTCACTGGGACCCTTCGGGGTCCCTTCTTTACGACCTTGAAAGCGAACTATGAAAACCAAACTTGTACACCCAACCGAGCCGAAGTTCAAACCCATGCTGGCCTGCGATGTCGATGAGAGCAAGCTGGACGAACTGCCTTACCCACTGGCCCTGTTCATCAAGTACGACGGCGTGCGCACCCTGCACGCCAATGGTAACTTTGGTCGCAGCATGGACCTGCACAGGAACCCGCACTTGCAGGACCTGTACAACAAGCCAGAATACTTCGGCTTTGACTCCGAAGGTATCATCGGTGATCCGACTGCACCGAACTGCATCAGCGTGACCAGCGGGGGCTTCTCACGCCAAAAGGACAAGCCGAAGGAAGGCAAGTTCGTCGCCGTCGATCCCGTCTTCTACGTGTTCGATGACTTCACCAACCCTACCCAGGAATATCACGAGCGGTTCCGCGCTGCGACCCTGCGTGTGGAAGCTCTGCTGATCGTGAACCCCGAATCGCGGTTCCGCATGGCCGATATGCGGATCGTCAACAATAAGGACGAACTTCTGGCCATGTGGGATGAAGCTGATGAAGCTGGCCATGAAGGCTTGATCGGTCGGTCCCTGAACGGCAGGTACAAGTTTGGCCGCGCCACTCCACGGGAAATGACGTACCTGCGCTTCAAGCGGTTCGAGTACAGGGAATTCCGCATCACGGGCTGCGAAGAAGGTAGCGAGAACACGAACGAAGCCAAGACCAATTCCCTGGGCCAGACTGAGCGCAGCAGCGCCAAGGTGGGAATGGTTCCCAACGGCGAGATCGGCGCGTTCCTCGGCAACGACCTTGAAACTGGCGAACCAGTGAAGGTGGCAGCGGGTAAGCTGACCAAGGCCGAAGCCAAGGCCGGGTTCGAGAACTTCGATGATACTTTCATGGATGAGATCGGGATCTACAAGGTGTTCAACAAAGGCACCGGCAACTTCACCAAGCCGCGCTTCCCGACCTTCCAGGCGCTGCGCTCGGATGAGGACATGTCGTGATCACGGTCATCAACCGCGCTACGATGCAGACCCGACTGCCTGCCCTCGGCGTGTACGTTGGCAGGCCCGGTGTCCTGGGCAACCCCTACGTGGTCACGACCGAGTCGAAACGCGGCGAAATGATTGCCAAGTACGAGGTCTGGTTGCGCGACCGCATGCGCACTACGAACCCGGTCTCCAACGAGATCGATCGTCTGGTCCAGCATGTGCTCAAGGGTGGGACGCTGTCCCTCGAATGCTCCTGCCACCCAAAGCAGTGCCACGCCAACGTCATCAAAGCAGTAATCGAAGAAGAACTGGAGAACACCAATGCAGTGTAATTGCCTCGAAGATGTCATCAAAAACGTGACTAAACACATGTCGGTTCCTGACAAGGCCGGTGCCGGTGCCAAGGTTGAGTGTGCGGCTGTGGCTATTGGCCTCACCAACGACCTGGACATGCAGCAGCGGATCTATATCCCGTTCAGGGTGACCGGCACGAACCTGGGGTTCAGGAGCCAGAAAGGTAAGGAAGTTCCGGTCTACTGCACCTACTGCCCGTTCTGCGGGAAACCTGCTGTAGCCGCGAAGGAGCCTACCAATGCGTAACGTAACTGCACTTATCCTCAATGACACCCACATCGGCGCCGTGCGCACCACCGGCACGAACCTTGCCACCCGCGCCGCCATCCAGCAGTACCTGCTGGATTCCCTGGAAGACATTCTCAGGCGCTATTGCGAGGTCGATTGCATTGTCAACGGTGATCTGTTCGATGGCTACGAAGTCGATAGTGGCCAGCTCCTGGCCACCTACCTGATCTTCTATAACTGGCTGACGGATAACCCAGAGCGAATCCTTGATCTGGTGCGCGGCAATCACGACATCGCCAAGAACAGCCTGCGCACCAGCTCGTTCGCCATGCTGTGCTCACTGCTGACGACGGTGTTTCCGGACCGCGTCAAGGTGTACAACGACAAGTTCGCCCAGATCGGCCACAAAGTCTGGGTCATCCCCCACTGTGTCAACCAGGACTTATTCGATATCGAGATGGAGAAGGCCGAGATCGCCATCACCGATGAAGGCCACGAGCCGGGCTACCTGCTGCTGCACGCCAACTACGACAACAACTTCGCTGTCGAGTCGGACCATTCGCTGAACGTGAGCGAGGAATGGGCGAAGAAGCTGACCAAGCTGGGCTGGACTCTGGTCTTCGCTCACGAGCACCAGCGCCGCAAGGCAATGCGTGGCAAGGTGATCGTCATGGGTAACCAGTGGCCGACCTCGGTGGCCGACTGCCTTGCTCACGGCGAAGCCCAGAAGGACGGCAAGAAGTATGCTCATGTGATCCAGACTGTGTCGGCAGACTTCATGGCTGAGGATGGCGCGGCCAGCACCGTCACACTGGCCGAGACCGTTCACCCGACCTGGGAAGCTGCCACCGACTTCGTTCGCATGGACTGGACGGACCTTGACCCCACCACTGAGTGTAGGTTTATCCGTATCGAAGGCACCGCCACTGCCGCTGAAGCTGCCGACGTGATGAACGCTGTCGCTCGCTACCGCCAGAAAAGCGAAGCATGGGTCATCTCCAATTCGGTCAACGTTGCTGGCATTGCCGGTGTCAGCGATATGTCGAAGGTCAACACCGAAAGTCTGGCCCAGGTGGACGTGCTGGCCTCCTTGCTCAAGAAGTTGGAGCCGAAGGAAGCCGATGCCGTGTGCGATCTGCTGGACATTGCAAACCCACGCAACGACCCGAAGAAGGAACCTGTTGAATGATGAACTTGCAACTGCGACAAACCGGCCGAACGACTCGGATGATCGAGCGGGCTGTTGAATATCACGCCAACACCAAGCACCTTGTGATCATCCTGATGCCAACGCAACAGCATGCGAAGCTGTCTCAGCAGGACGTTTATAAAACGTGGCACCGGCTCACTGGTCGCCCTGACTTCCCGAACATTCGGGTCGACTACTTCAGTGATGACTGGACGGGCAAGGTTGACTGGAAGACCTTGCGCCTCATAGGCAAGGAGTACGACAACGTACTGCTGCTTCTGGATCACATGGTGGTCGAGCGGCGCATCGAGCACATACAGGGGACGCTCAACTCCCTGATCCAACAGGTCAAAGACCTCTACAAGTACACCGTTTAAAGGAGCATCACATGCTAGTTTCCCTCCACATGCAGAAATGGCGAAAGCACCTGGACAAGGTCATCACGTTCGCTGACGGCCTGAACGCGGTTCGCGGTGCCAACGAGAACGGCAAGACCTCGATGCTGCTGGCCATCGCCTATGCCCTCTGGGGTGCCAAGGTCCTGCCCCTCCCACTTGCCGAGTTCGTTACCTGGGGCGGTTACACCGAAAAGGATGTCAAGGTCAACTGTGTCATCCGTCAGGGCGGTCAGTTGTACAGTTTCACCCGTGGCAAGTCTGGCGCCGAGTGCACCCATGACGGTGGCATCGTCACTGGCCAGGATGAAGTCTCGGCCTTCGCCTCCAAGCTCCTCGGTGCCGATGGCAAACGCGCCATGACCCTCATGTTCGCACCGCAGGGCGAGCTGCGCGGCGCACTCAAGGCAGGTCCCACCGCCATCTCCGAGTACATCGAAGACATGTCGGGCATGGACCTGTTCGACCGCCTGATGGACGCTATTGGTGAGAAGCTGACCACCGGCCCGACCACCAAGCTCGACAATGACGTGTCCGACCTCGAAGGCCGTATCGAAAGCGGTGGGCCGGTCGAGCCTGACCTGTCGGAGCTGCGCGAGAAACAGTTCGACCTGGAGAAGACGTATCAGGCGTACCAGAGCACCCACAACACTGCCATCGACACCGCCCGGATGGCCAACGATGCCTATACGTCGGCCAAGGCCGCTGCCGATGTCCGTGGTCAGGCCATGGTCAGCCTGAACCGCGCCGAAGTGAACCGTGACCGGCGCATGGAGCAGCTTGAATCTGACCAAGTTGCTGCCGGTGTCGATGTCGATGAGGCCCGCATCACCCAGATCGAGGACATCCTGCGCGACGAACAGGCCCAGGAAGCCACCAGATCGGCCTACAGGGCGTTTTTGAAGCTTCCCACGGTAGAAGACGAGTGGGCAGGCGACGAAGCGTCCCTGAAGGCTGCTATCGCGTCTGAGCGGTCATCCATCCAAGGCAAGCAGCAGCGCATCAGCTCGATGATGGCTGACATTCGGGAAGCCAAGGCCAAGTTGACAACGTCTTCGATCTGCGGCTTCTGCGATCAGGACTTGTCCCAGTTCCCAGAAGTGGCCAAGCGCAATGCCGAGATCGAGGCAGCGGTCGCGCTGAAACAGGCCGACATCACCGAGCTGGAGAAGGACCTGCCGCAGCAACAGTCGGACTACCAGACGATGTGCCTCATCCTTGACACGGCCGATCCGTTCCATGTGTTCCTGCGCAAGTACGATGCCTACGTCAACACCGACGCCGCTTTCGTACCATCCAAGGTCACTTGGAAGGGCGAAGTCCCGGCTGCAATGACCGATACTGGTGGTCTCCAGGCCGAGATGGTCAAGTTGAAGAACGCCCTGACCAAGAAGCAGGCCGCTGCCGCCCGGATCAGCCAGACCGAAGCCGATCTGAAGGCCGACCACGAGCTGGTGGCCGAGTTGAAATCAGCGGTTCCCGCGCCGGTCGATCTGACGGAGCTGGCCGATGCGAAGAAGCAGGCTGACGACAGCGTCCGCACCTGGAACACGAACCTGGAGGTCTGCCGCACCGACATCCATCGCGTCGAGACCGCCAAGGCTTCCAAGTGGGCCGAGTACGAGTTGGCCAAGCGTGCCTTCGCCCAGAACAGTGTGGTCTTGGCCGAGAAGCGCGCTGAGCGGGACACCCTGGTCTTCAACAACACTCTGGTCAAGAAGATCAAGGCAGCGCGGCCAGTGATCGCCGCTGAGCTGTGGGCGGTGGTGCTGTCGTCGGTGTCGGTCATGTTCACCAACATGCGCGGCGAGCATTCGGTGGTCACCAAGGGTGCCAAGGGTTTCCTCGTGAACGACCGTCCGTCCGAAGGCTTGTCCGGCAGCGCACTGGACTTGCTGGGCTTTGCCATCCGTGTGGCCATGCTCAAAACCTTTATCCCAACGTGCTCGTTCCTGATCCTGGACGAAGCTACGTCGGCCTGCGATGATGACCGCACGGCCTCGCTGATGGGTTTCATTGCATCGGCAGGCTTTCCCCAGACCTTGCTGGTCACTCACGAAGCTGCGGCAGAAGCCGTTGCTGACAACGTCATTATGATTTAAGGAGCTACATGGCACAGTCGATTTACATTTACGGTCCTGCTGGTTGCGGGAAGACCACGAATTCCGAGAAGCTGCGCAAGTACTTCAAGCAGGGCCGGGTCGTGGACGACTACAACTCCGGTGCCACATTGGTGACCGATTACGGGGACCTTGTCCTCGGCATCGGCGCTGCCAACGGGCCAAAGGGCATTCGCCGCATGAGCTACTGGGAGGCGGCGCGTGCTGCTGGCATTCCTTTGAAGGAGAAACTATGACCACCTGTAACGTACCACCAGAGGGCTGGACCTGTTCCCGCGCTGCTGGCCACCCCGGTCCGTGCGCAGCGCGGCCCAGCGTGCAGTCCGTCATCGAAGAATGGTTCGAGGAACTTGGTATCGACATCGGTGTCAGGGATTCTGAGCACCTGACCGCCAAGTTGACTGAGTGCTTCGCCCCATTGGTGCCCGACGCCGACGAGCTGATGCGCATGCGCCGGTTGATGAAGGCACTGGGCCACGATGACGCTTTCGATCAACCAGCAGAGTACATGCGTGGCATCCTTTTCACGCTACTGGGTCAGGCTGCTGGAAAGCTGGAACAAGCCAACCAGCCAGCGCCGACAGTGCCAGCGACCCGTGAAGCAATCGAAGAAGCTGCGCAGGTCTTCGAGGCGGCGGCGGCTTATAACCGATCGAAGGGCCGCACGATATTTGCGCACTCGCAGCAATCGCGAGCAGATCGTATCCGGAAGGAACTCGACGGCACACCAGCGCATCAACCAGCGCAGGAGCATGCCGAGCCTCGACATCTTAAATGGGCGGAACCAAAGCCGCCTACTAAGGGTTCCCACCCCTACGATCACGTTACCGCGCAGACTCCTTTTGGCGAAATCCTGATCACTTGGAAAAGCTGGAAGGACTATCCAAGTTATTGTGTGGACACCCATCCGATCCCTGGCTACTTCCATGCAGCGGATACTCTGGAAGATGCGAAAAAGAAAGCCGAACAAGACTACTTCGACGCAATCGCCGCGCAGCAGGAGCCAGTAGCAGCTTCTCAACAACTGGAAGGAGACCAATCATGAAGATCGCTATCATCGGCACTGCCGGTCGTGACAAGACCAAACCGCTCAACTCCAAGCTCTGGGCCTGGATGCTTGCCGACGCCTTTGCAAGGGTCCCGCTCGGTGCGCACCTTGTCTCCGGTGGCGCGGCCTGGGCTGACCACCTCGCCGTCGAGCTGTTCAACATGGGTCACGCTGGCGAGCTGACCCTGCACCTTCCCGCACCGTTCGACCAGAAGTTCGTCGGCCCGGCCAACAGCTCGGCCTCCGCTGCCAACTTCTACCACACATCGTTCAGCCGCGTCCTGGGTCACCACACCCTGTCCGACATCGAGCGGGCGCTGACCAACGGTGCAGTATCCACGGTGGAGCCTGCCCGTCCTGGCTACGGTGGGCTGTTCGCTCGAAATTTGAAGGTGGCCAAGTCCGACATCCTTCTGGCCTACACCTTCGGCCCCGGTGACGAGCCGGAAGACGGTGGCACGAGGGACACATGGAACAAGCACCTTGTAGACGTGGGTGCTGGTGGGTCACGTACCCACATCACCCTACCCACTTTCTAGTCCGATTCCGGGGCGGTAACCCCGGCGCTACACTGACTACAGGAACCATCATGAAGCAAGCATCCCCGAACAAAGACCTCCTGAATTCGCTGAAAAGCAAACAGGTCACCATCAAGACCATTGAGAAGGAGATTGCAGCACTGGAAAAGAAACTGATCGACAACTGCCCGACCAAGATCGGTGACAAGGTTCGTGTCACAGGCTACGCCTATACCGGAAAGTCGATGCTGGTTGATCGCATCACCATCAGCCACAACTATGGGACGAGCAATTACAGCTTTAGCGGCCCCGTATTGAGGGCTGATGATACCCCAGGCAAGTTGCGTGGCACCTCACACCTGGAGATCAAATGATGAAAGACTTTCTGGCGCCATACCATGACCACCTTGCTTTGGTCATGGACACCGGCTACAAACAGAGCAACCGCACAGACCAGTGGGCGATCACCCTGCCCTACGGCGTGACCCACACCTACGACCTTGCCGAGGGCTTCCCGGCCGTCTGGTCGAAGGAACTGTACTTCCCCGGCATCCGGGGCGAGATCATCGGCTTCCTGCGTGGCTACACCACCAGCGATGCCTTCGCCCGCCTGGGCTGCAAGTGGTGGGATGCTGACGCGAACGAGAACCAGGACTGGCTGGACAGCCCACACCGGGCAGGAAAGAACGCGCTCGGCAAGGTGTATGGCTACCAGTGGCGCAACTGGGAGGGTGAGAACGGGCAGAACATTGACCAAGTTCAGGTTGCTCTCGACCTGATCCGCAACGACCCATACAGCCGTCGTATCCTGATCTCGGCGTGGCGCCCTGACCACTTCAGCCAGATGGCGCTGCCGCCGTGTCACGTCATCTACCGCTTCCAGGTCAACGTCGAAGCCGGGGAACTGAACATGTCGGTCTATCAGCGCAGCAGCGATATGTTCCTGGGTGTGCCGATGAACATCGCTGGCGCGGCCATCATGCTCGAACTGTTCGCCGCAGCCACCGGCCTGACGCCCCGCTGGCTCACACACCACCTGGATGACACGCACATCTACAGCAAGGCGTTCTCTGCCGTCGAGGAGCAGCTTCAGATCATCCGTGGTGGTGAGCCTATGCCTCCTCCGTTTCTCTGCTTCCACAAAGAACTGAAGGGCCTCAACGCTAACGAGCTGGCATCAATCGAACCTGCTGAGATCGAGCTGATCGATTACAAGCACTACTCGTTGGTGGCAGAGCGGGTGCCGATGGCTACTACACGAAAGGGTGGCGATGCCGAAGTTTAAAGACTGCGACCGCGTACAGATGCCGAAGTTTAAAGACCGCGACCGCGTGCAGAAGGTGGGCGGCAGCTACCAGTGCACTGGCACCATAGTCGGTGTAGTTTTGACCATGAAGGGGTTTGAGCGCTACGTGTTTGAGATGGATCAGCCAGCAGGGCTTCTCCATATCTACGGACCGGAGCAACTTGCGCACTTACCTCCAGGGGCTGTTGGGTAACACCGCAACGTGTCGTAATTGAAAAGGCCCTCCAGAAATGGAGGGCCTTTTTTACGTCTGGACTTAAGCGAGGTTCGGCGTACCGTAATTCGCTGCGGCCCACACAGCAGCTTGGTCTGCTTGTTCTGCCGTCAGCACAACTGGGTAGTCGATCACCCGGTAGATGTAGCCGTCAAGTGGAGCAGTAACCGTGCTGGAAGACGTACGTGCACCCATCGTAACCGTTCCCATGGTGGTTGGGGCAGCTCCATTCCCGGTGCCGGGAGTAGCCATGCCGTCGATGTACACCGTGATTGCCGTTCCGGCAGGATCAAACGTCACTACGGCCACATGCAGTGTACTCAGGGCGTTCCCGCCTGCCATCGTAACATCCGTGGTGCCGCCTGATCCAGAGCGACGTGCATTGACGCTACCGTTCAGAAGCAATTGCTCGCGGTTGGCCGTTGCTGCGGAAGCAGAGTTCGCCCGGTCGAATACAACCGCTGCTGCGGAAGATGTCACCGGCTCGAAGATAAGAATCTGCGAACCACCGATACCTTGCGGGGCCACGCCACGAAGGTTTTGCGTGAACGCTTTATCGAACTTGGCCGCATAGCGGTTGTTCGGGCGCAGCACGCGGGTAGGTGACGATGCTGGCGTATCGTTGGAAAGCGTCAGCGTACCACCATCGGATGGGGCCACGGCGCTGATGATCGGCGGGTTGGCCGTCGTGTCCATCGTCAAGGTCGAACCCTTGTCGAAGTCCCACGAGTTACGAATAGTCGGGGAACCTGTGAGCACTGGAGGTGCAACACCAGTTCCGGTATTCGCTGCGGTCACCGTGAGAGCAAGTGCCGCCTGCTTGGTTTGACCGACGCTGTTTGTCACAGTAGCGGTCACGTTGCCACTGAACGCTGCGGTTGGAGTGCCCGTGATCAAGCCAGTCGAGTCGTTGTAAGACAGGCCCGCTGGCAAGCCAGACACTGCGATGGTTTTGGTGCGATTGCCGTTGGCGTCCGATACCAGAACGCCGCAGTCGGCCTTGGCGTACAGGTCATAGCTGTAGGCGGTGCCGACCACGACGTTAGGCAGCGCGGTCACAGTCCAACGTGGACCGATGTTGATGATAGTGCGGTGTGGCACGCATGCGCTACCTGGCATCGAAGTGTACCGGACGACCATGAGGCGACCGGCCTTGTTGTCTGGCTTTGGCTTGGTCGAGGTGATCGCAGGTGTGCCGCTAATCTTCAGTGCTGCCAGGTCGTAAGTCATACCTGGAGGAACGAGCCGGTAGCCGCCATCACCATCACCACCCGGTTCATTGGACTCCTGCGCCCACGACTCGATGTTCTCGGTCACGGCGCCGCCCCAAAGGTCCGTTGCGGTAGGCAGGTTGATGTCGATTGCTGCGCCATGGTCGACGTTGTAGGTCTGATGCGCGATTTTCGGCTGGTAGCAGACACCCGTTGGGGTCATCGCCGCGTAGTAGGCCACGTCGATGATAGCGCCGGCTGAACCCGCTGCAACCCAGTCTGCATCGACATAAGGGTCTCCACCGAAATCGGCTGTGTGGTTGGTGAACATGACCTGGAATGGCCGGGTCACGTCCGCGACACCCGCGCTTCCTGCGATCTGGCGAATGTACGACAGGGCAGTATCGCCGCCACCGTTTGCCTGATTGCTATAAAAGTTGAGCGTACCGTCAGCCAGGATTTCAAAGCGGTAGGTGTAATCGACCCCGTTGAGATAATCGAACAGCGGACCACCGTTTTGTGTGCTGCCGTTGCCGTTCCATGCAAAGCGGTTCGACTGGATATGCAGACTCGTCGCCTCGAAGTCGATTTCGGTTCCGTTGTAGGAGCCTACGTTATTCACCTGCTGCGCCCAGAACGTCGGGTGCCAGCCGCGCATGTTGGGCTGCTGGCGGGTCAGGGCCATGCGAGATTCAAGCACAAACGGCGCCGTGATAAGCATCGTAGCTGCGGTGTTGATCATGGCCGAAGCGTTCGGCATGTCCGTTGGGAACATGGCCCGCTCTGCTACCGATGCCGTACGGGACTTCAGTTTCAGACGCCCGCCCGTGGTTTGGATCAGGTCACTGAACGTACTCACCGCGACACCTCGATTGGCGTCATTCAGGCCGGTGTGCAAGTGGTCCATGTCCGCACCCTTCAGTGCCAGAGAGCCTGTATTCGTCCGAGGACCATTCCCAGCTCCCAGGCCCATGTACGAGCGGGTTGGAGAATACTTGCCCAGGGGAGTACCAGGACCAATGACGCTGACCGGCTCATTGAAGTCGTCACCGGCAGTGACAAGGTACGAACGGCCACCACCTGTCTCGATGGTGCTGCCCACGGTGTACGGCCCGATGGCACTTGGCGATCCTGCGGCAATGCACACTGCGCTGTTGGCGCTCATGTTGGCGGTCGAGCCTGCACGGTTGGTTGCCGTGTCTACCACGGTGAACGTCTTGCCGACATCGGCTGCAACAGGGGTGTAGCCCGAAGCGGTTGCGACCAGCGTGCCGCCCGAGTAGATCGTGCGAATAACGGTTGCGGTCGGATTCGCGTTCTTGAACGTGCCAGAGGTGATGGCCAGAGGGGTGCCGACCTGGGGAGTGCCATTGACCGATGGCGCTGTGTTGATCTCGGCCTTGCTGTCAACTGGTTCGACATAGTCGGAAGCCACACCCATTCGATCCATGAAGATCGTTTTTCCGCTGACGGTGTCCCGAATACCAGTGAAGGGGATGGACAGCATGCAGTCGCTATCTTTCGATCCTGCCTGGATTTTGGCGTCACCGAATTTCATGGCAGCAATCGTGAACGCGTACCCGTTCTTGCTACCGTCGCACAGGACAAACTGGAGACTGGTCTTGGTGTTGTTCAGGAACTTGTCATACATGGAACCGTCAGCAAGGTACACCTCCATCGTGCCGGTCACCTTAACCGTGCCGAGGCCAATGTTTGCGTTACCGCGCTCACCAATGGCATCTTGTCCACGCAGGGTGTTGTCGAGGGACAGGTCCAGTTTCTTGATCTTGGTCGCGGTCAGGGCCACGCCGCCTTCCAGGAGCTGGCCAAGGCCCGAAACCGCATTCATAACCTCGAAATTCTGGGACGCAATCGGCGTACCGGGCATGATCGATGCGTTGTTGCGGGCGCCACGTTTGCCCATGAACTCCATCGAGCCGGTCAGGATCGAGCCGGATGCAAGTGAGAGGCTGAGCTTCGACGGGACCATACCCGTGAACGGGAAGAACTGGCTCACGTCATTGTGCGCACGCTCGAAGGTGAAGGACTTCTTGGTCACACCGTTGGAGATGCGCGAAGCCGACAGGGTCGAGGCTTTGGCCGTCGCATCGGCGACCAGGGGGGTTGCCGGATCGACCGTGATACTGGCGGTTGTCGGCGCGATGGTCGCGTGGACTTTCAGAAACTTTTTGTCGTTGACACTGCCTGGGCATCGGAACTGGAACCACTGCCCAGCTTTCAGGCCGGTGAACGCTGAGGTTCCGGTCGGTGCTGCGGCAGCAACAATGGTGCTGGCCGTCGTGGTAGCCTGGAACGATTCGCCCACACCACCGACACCATAGACTTCCCAGGCCGGGGCCATCAGCATGGCACGGAACATGACATCGAATTCACGATAGGAGAGTTCGATGTTGATGCCGCCAGCGGCTGACGCGCCGGTCTCGATCAGGTCGGCAGTCTGCCGGTCTGAGATGATTTCTCCAGATTCAGTTTTAGAGATTGAGAAGGCGAGAGATTCCCCGGTCATCCTCAGATTATTGGGATTGCCGGTAGTCGGCGTGACGCCGTACTCCGACTCCTCGATATAGCGCACTTGCGCCAGATTCGATGATGCAAACTCTTGGGTTGGCATGCCCGTTCCTTATTATGTGGGAATGTTGATCGTTCCGAATAGTAACATTGACCTTGCTGCTTGGAAAGGCAAAGGCCCCTTGAGGGGGCCTCGGCCTAGACAGGATCACCTCCTTTCTGATGGGACTACTTTTCGCTTTGGGTGGAGCTGGCCAGTAGTTCGGTTTTGCGAGAGCTTCCCCGCGTGCTGCCGAAGTAATACGAGGTGACCTGTTCGGCCTTAGCCGACAGATAGCCGATCAGAGTGCCAGCCATGACTGAGTCAGCCGTGGTCCAGCCCATGAGGGTGCCGCCGACCATGGCGATGAAAGCCAGCAGGATCAGGTAGGCAAGGTTCCGGTTGGTGTGATCCTTGACCTCGGCCTCCCGCTGTCGGGCACCATTGCGGTCATCAACCTCCGACTTGTACAGTTCGGATGTTTCTTTGTAGTTAAGCTCGCGCATCTTCAGCGCGAACTCGTTCTCCGCATCCTTCAGCGCCTTGATCTGTTCTGGCGTTGCCCCCGCAATGGCCTGGGAAATCGCAGTAGGGGTAGGCTCCACTTCGATTCCCAGCGCGTCACTTACGGCTCCCGCCGCCATGGTAACCAGCATCGGCACGTTGCCGGTAGCTGCTGCACCGATCCATGGAAGTGCTTTCTGCACGAACTTCATCACTTCTTCTTTACCCATAATTTCCTCGATCCTTTATAAAGTTACACCCGGTGTAGCCGGGTCACTTCCACTTGTCGTAGGCTTTAGCCAGCTTTGTGTCGTAAGCATTCTTGACATAGGCAGGGCCGTTGTATTTCCTGGCAAAATCAGCCCAGCGGTGATCCTGCAATTCGTCCTGCAAGCTGACCGAAATGATGTACTGGACGAAGGCGTCAAGTTGGAGCTGTTCCGACTCCTCCATTGCCTTAACGAAGTCAACGACGTTGGTGAACCCGCACAGGGCGAAATTGAACCCCATGATCTGGAATCGGCCCCACGAGGTGGACATCAGTGCCGCAGCATAGTCAAGCTCCATGGCCTGCTTCAGCCGCAGTTGTTCAGCGGTGGAGTTGCGGCCGTAGTGCTTGGTCGTCCATACTGGGTACGACAGCGTTGGGTACTTAGCGGAGAACCGACCCTTCGTGTACTTGTGAAATTGGTGACCCTCGAACAGGGTGACGCACCTGCCATTCGTAGCAAACCCGCCGTTGGGGGCTTCTACTTCACACACGGCTCGGATTGCTGCTACTTCGCATTCAAGAGTGAAAGCCGCAGCAACATAGTCTCTTTCTTCAAGTGCCATTTCCGCCTCGCATGCTTTGAACAATCCGGTTAAGTTCCCCTACCTGGGACTTGAGTTGTTCGATCAGTTCGCGGCTGGCACGCACCTCGCTGGTCAGCTCTCCGATCACGCGGGCATCCTCGGCACGAGATGCCCAGGCCCGCTCAGCGGCCTCCATTGCACGGTCACGCTCAGCTTGCAGCGTCTGGATGAGGTTTCCCTCAGCGTCGTCCTTCTTCAGGTTCACGGCTTCACGACTCAGGAAGCGGCGCAGGTACATCAGTCCTGCCAGTGCGCCAGCCCCCAGAGTCCATAAAGATGATCCGTCCGGGGCATCTGGCATGTTCATTATAGGAATCGTCTGTTGGTTTCCGTCAATTGTATAGAAGCCGATGACAGCGGGCAACAAAAAAGCCCCCGAAGGGGCTTTTTCCTACACTGAGTGTGATGCCAGTCCTATTTACCAAAATAGTTCTGGGATATATTAAGCACGACCGGATAGGCATTGTTCGGGGTGTACCTCCAACCCTGCTCGATATCGATACTCTCAACGGCAGCTTCGGAACAGAACTTGCGATCAGAGTGGTCTGGTATAAACCCGACCAGAAAGTGGAAGTTACCCTGCAAGTCGTATTTATTTCCGTCATGCTTCTCGAAGTATTCGCGAGCGCCACTTTCAAGGTGCGGAGGGAGGGGTACGAAGTCCCATCTGGATGGGTCGTACTCAATGTACTTGAACCGGACACCCTTGTCTTCCATGGATGCAGAAGCCGACTCCCCGTTGGTGAACACAACTTCGACGTGGCTGTAGGGGCCAAGGTCCCATGCGCGCACAAAGCGGTTGTAGATGCCGGGGATACCTGGGCGAGTCCCCTTATAAAACATCATGCCGAACTGGTCTGGCTTCTTCATTGCATACCTTTCAGGTTATGGTTTTGGCTACCGCTTCTATTGCGGCTTTAATTTCGCCAGCCAGCCGGATAGCGGTGGCGATGCTGGGGCGAGTGCCACGATAAAAGCAACGCGAAAAATCCTTACGACTCCTCTGTGATTGGAACTTCGTTTTTCATCAGCGGCCAGCCTTCACTAAAGTCGTATTCATGAGGATTCGCCACGCCTCGCATGTTTGCGTTGTGAATCTCCGCAGCCTCGTGTGCTTGGGAATCCAATACTTCGATGGCTTCCACGACAGCGATGGCCAAGCCTACGGTGACGTTCACATAACCACCACCCAGCTTCTTCCAGATGGAACGTTTGCCGTTGACCACCAGTTGTTCGTCAAGTGTGGACCCTTGAAGAACCAGAAGGTCAGCTTTGCGGGCAAGGCCAAGCCACTGAACACGGCTGTCGTTATCGGAGTGGAACCAGAGGCCATTGGCTTGAACGCCACTGAACTTACGACGGGAGCGTTCTTCTTGAATATGGTTCCAGACCTTGTTCCGTTCGATCTCGACAAGTGCCGCTTGTCGAACGCTGTCTTCTTGGATCAGTTCAGCAGTCCAGGGGATACTGCGCCATGCCTGATACCACTTACCGTCTTCACCTTGCTCGACGCCGATGCGAATAGATTCAACGTACTGCTGGCGCACAGGAACGACTTCTTGAATGATGTCGTAACCTAGTGCGTCCATGTACTGTTCAGATGGCGCTGGCGGGATAAACGTAGTGGTGACAGTTTGGAGAAGTTCCTGATAGCTCAAAACCTCGCCAGTAATGCGATTACGATATTCCATAATTACTCCTTAAATTGGCGCTGCGTTAAGTGGGAAAGAGCGATTGCCATTCATGATAATGCGGGCCGCGCCATAAGACCCAATATTAAGTTTAATGACCTGCCCTGGCGTTACTTTCATTTTATTTTTCCAGAAAAGTGCGCCACCGCCTTTAGGTAGTGAAGTGCTTCCGTAACCTCCATTACCACCCCCGTAAGAGCCGCCCATTTTAGCGTTGTCACCATTAAAGACTTCAGTTCCTGCCGTACCACCAGAACCACCTCCACCACTTCCAGGCGCACCATCGCCGCGACGAGCGCCCCCACCGCCACCACCGCCACCTCCAAGACCAGAGGTTCCATTATTTGAGGTTGTTGACCCCGAACCCGCGTACCCACTAGTGCCTTGCCCGTATAAGCCGACACCACCGCCAGCGCCACCATAACTGTTTGTGCCCGCCGTGGTTGAGGTACTACTTGCGCCACCATCGCCTCCCTTACCCGTGTAACCTCCAGCGCCCCCACCTCCAGCACCATAGCTGGAGGTTGTGGTCCCACCATCACCGCCGTTACCACCACCATAAGAACTGGTGTCTGTGTCGGTTTTCACAAACCAAGTGCCACCAGTTGTGGCGATACTACCGTAAGCGAAATACTCGTCGGCAAGTGAGGTTGTTCCTGATGAAAGAGCTTGACTCCCTGCCCCGTTTCCTCCAGCTACGAGGACAAATGAAATTTCATATACGCCAGCAGGGATTTCAAGATTAACTACTCTTTGCCCCCCTGTAGTGTTGGTGTAGGTAATTTCACTCGCGGGGGCTTTATAGCCCCCACCCGTAAAAGCCATCATCAATGCGGCCTGAATGCTCATCGCATCACCTTTCCGTAGATGACGTTATTGCGGCACCAGAACATAATCCAGTCTGTGCCGCTTGCATGCAGGGTGTAACCAGCATCGTTGAAATTAGTAGTCGTGTCACCCGTACCGTTACCCTTAACCCAGTTGACGCTCGTTCCCCAATTTACAGGGAAAGCTGCGCCATCCTTCAATTCAAGAATAACGACACCCGTGGTTGCTCGGTTTTGGGCATTGAAGGTGGCGTTACAAGCTGCGGTCACTTGCAGATAGAGGTGGTGCTGTTGATCGAAGTTGATCAGGAAATTGGAGCTTACTACTGACAGGGCGGCGTATGCCAGACGGTTGCCCCGCTGGGTCGCCAACACGATTCCAGAGCCAATATCCGCATTGAAATTAATATCAGCGTTTTGAGTCGGCCCCATGCGAACAAAACCCGCGTCATTATTCAGTTGAGTTAGGTTGGTCAGGTTGCCAGCGTGCCATACATCGCTTTCCCCCACTTTCAGGGCGTTGCACAGGATGCGGATAGTACCTTGGCCGGAAGTGCCAGTACCACCTGATGCGATCAAGCGAACATCATAATCGGGGCTACCAGCCGATGTGTGGAAGTCGATATACGCGGCGCCTGCTGCGGTTCGACCAAGTTTGCCGATCTCAATACCACTGCCGCCATTTCCGAGAGTTACCTGGCCATCACCACCATAGTAGGCGTGAATATTTGTATTGGATTGCACGTCTGCTGCGGTCAGAGTCCCAATAACCCCCACGTTATGGCCAAAGAACACTTCGCCGCTGGTAAGGCCAAAGCGCATCGGGCGCAAAGCATTGAAAGTACCATCCGGAGTAGCAGCGTCAGTCAGCAGGAAATAAAAGTTTGATGCGTCGTTGCGCAGGATAACTGCTGGAGCAGTCGCGCCCAGCGACTTCATACGCAAGCCATCGTTCGAGGTCGATACAAAGCCAGTGGCGTTCACGCGCCCAATACTATCTCGCGCCGCAATGGTATTTGCACTGTCAGTGTTGGAGCTAACGCGGTTGTTCAGCAGGCCCGCATTATCGGCTTCTTTGACTTTCGACTTGAAGGTATAAACCACTCCAGTGGTTGAGTGGGTACGGAAGCCCCACAGGTAACCTTCGCTATCGACAGATAGCGCAATGGATCGTGAGGAGTTCAATTGAGCAGCAATAGCTACAGTGAGCGTCGGATTCAGGGTTGTACCCTGAGTTCCCGTAAACTCCGAGACATACAGGCCATTAGACTGCTGCCCTGCGGCTGAACCATCAATGTTGAATGTACCGTTCAGGTTAGGGATCACCGGCTTATTCAGGATCAGACCCTTTCCTGATGTGGCATTCCAGTCAGAGTTGATTTGACCCGCCGACGACTGGTCTGCTGAAATTGCTGCTGCCGCTGCCGACGCTGCCGCATCGTTCGCATATTTACGAGCACCGAACAACCCACCGGATACAGCAGTCAGGGCGGTAGCCCAGTTGCTGGCCAGGGTTGCGCTGGTCGAGGCACTGTCTCGATACCCCAGAGCGGTGTCACGAGCGCCCTGTGCGGTCGTGACCGCATTGGCAAGGTTGGTTGCCGATCCTGCTGCGGCCGTAGCTGAATTTCCGGCTGCGGTTGCCGACCCTGCTGCGGCAGTGGCCGATCCTGCTGCGGCAGTGGCTGACCCTGCCGAGGCGGTGGCGCTGGATGCCGCATCGTTGGCGTATTTGCGCGCACCGAACAAGCCCCCGGAGACAGCCGTCAGCGAGGTGGCCCAGGCCGAAGCCGTGTTGACACTGACCAGAGCATCACCGGCATATTGCTTGGCCGAGTAACCCTGTCCAGCAACCACCTCAGAACCCGTCTTGGTAGCCCACAAGGCCGCAAGGTTTTTGGATGCCAGGGCTGCGGCTGCATGCTGTTCAGCAGCATCCCCCTTAGTAATAGCAAGGGTAGCCAGATCAGCGAGGACGTTGAGCTGGTACACGTAATCGCGCTGGCGCGCGTAGAATATAGGCTTATCAGCCATTACACTTCCTCTACTTCAAATGGTGCTTGGGATGTACCCCAGGCTTGCGCAGCGATCTTTGACTGCTGTGACAACTTGCCCAGGACTTGGTGCATCTGCTCGGCAATGGTGTCGTCGTCTTCCGGGTACAGGCTGAAGAAGGCCGGATTGATCATGCCGTTGCTGGTCATGATCGTCCAGAGCTGAGAACGGTCCGATGGGTCCATGTGCTTGAGGTCGAAGCTGAGCTTGCGCGAGCGCGTGCCACGATCTGATCGAAGAACCCCTGACTCCGACCGCTCGTTTTTGGTGGTTTCCTGGATGACCACTGACGCGCCGTAGCCCATATTGATGCGTGGGGTCCAGTAGGTGCCGATGACGAGGCACGAGCCTTCCAGGTAGCCTGCGTCGCTGATCGGATCAACGAAGTCGATGACGAGCTTTTTGACGATGGTGATCGGGAACCAGATCACACACTGGGACGCCGCACCGTAAGAGAACGCATTGACGCCCAGAGGTTGAACGCCCCAGTCGAGGGCTTCAAACGAGCTGTAGGGGCAACCGATCTGAGGGCCGGTGTCGAACAGCGGCGTGGTAGTGGTCGTGTCAATGTACCCCCGGACACGGATGGTAGCCGACGATGAGAAGTTACAGAACGGGAGGATTACACACTCGACAGGTTCTGCACCACCATCAAAGGTTGCAGTCAGTGTAGCCGAGGCGCTGGTTGACCTCCAGACACGCGTCTTGACGTTGGATTTCAGGCGCTCAGCAGTAAGCGTCCCTGCCTGCGATGATGCAGACAGGGACATCCTTTTGACAGCGTTGTCATAGACGATTCGGAGGTTGGCCATCTTCGCGCAGGCGTTGCCTGACGTAATTTATTGCGCGATGATAACCTTCCTAGTTCCTGCTGGCAAGTTCTCTAGCCACCCAGGTAAATGCACGGTATCAATTTCACCTCACCTGGGTCAGCAAACGTTACCTGCTGGCCAGCATTCACACGGGCCTTGGCCACCGTGTACCCCCTCACCAGATCATCGTCCTGACGCATGGCCGCGCCACGAGTGGACGACGATACCAGCAGATCATCAGGTCCAATCGGACCACCCTCCCCGCACACCTTAATCATACCTTCACCAACACCGTTGACAGTCACCAGTGTGTGAGTCTCACCCATCTCGTAGTATGCCCCCGACATGATGTCAAGTATCTGAATCGATCCTTCAGCTTCCACCACCATGTCACCCTCAACCATGGCAGACGGTGCAAAGTCTTTCAACGCACCTACGACAGCAGAGAGCGGTCCACGAACTCCCCTTTGGTACGGCTTTGACGATGGCTCCATCAGGAAGATCGAGTTCGACATACCCTCCTGGCCGATGCAGGTTACGTCGACCATCAGGTCCCCAGGCATAGCCGTTGAGTCATTCGGTACGATACCATCGTGCGCACCCGTAAACGGTCCATAGGTCCCGGTCCCAGCAGCGTAGAAGTCATGTCCCCCATTCAGGCCCATGCGGGCGCGGGTGCCGATGCCAATCGCGTTCACAGCGTCACCAGTACCGTATGACCTGGGCGTGAAAGCAGCAAGTCCTGGAGCGTCACCATTTGATCCCGTGCACCTCGTCAGGTTCGCGGTGTACAGTTGGCTCATCCCAGTAGCGCCATTGACAATGAAATTACCACTGATGTTCATGCTAACACCCGACAGGGTGCCACCATAAACCTTAGTGGCTGACAGCGTCCCGTTCACCAGGAGGTTGCCATCGATGACCACCCCAGGATCGACCCAGCTACCACCCGACCAATACTTGGTGGCTGCGAAGGATGAGCTGCTGATGGTGACGGTGTCACCAATGACTTTGATACCCCCACCGCCAGCAGCAGAGATAGCAGAGTTGGCTGTAGCATCTGACCAGGATGATCCACTGGCATAAGCCGTAAGGGAGCCACGCCTGCCGTCTTCTCCAGGACGACCGTTCGTACCGCTCGTACCGCTCTTGGCTTTGGCCACCGTGAACCGCTTGTTGATGACCTCGAACCCAGCCCGTGCAGCACGAATGTCAACATAGGCCCCGGAATAAGCAGCCTGCATCTCGGTGATCGACAGGGTGTTTCCGCTCAGGCTGGACGTGATGCCAATACTGTCTGTCTTCGATAGGCTCCAGAGTTCTGTCGTATCCACGGTTCCCACGAAGATCGATATCGTGGTGCTGGCGCCGGAATACGATGTTGGCAGGCCATTCCCGTCAGCCGGGATGGTGTGGCTTTCGTTGGACATGATCACGTTGACCGTGTCCGCACCTTCACGCAGTTTGACAACCGTGATGGTGTCGCTGTAGGTGATACCGCCCTCAGTGACCGTCAACCGCACGGAGGCGCTGTCAGAGGCCATATCAGCGAAGGCGAGCGTCTTGGTCCCATCCGGACCTTCGCGCAGCGTGGCGGTGCCTGAGATCACGTTCCAGACAAGGTTCCCTGAAACGTTCCGGATGACCGGCTCAAACGTGATGGATGCCGGGGATGCCTGGCCATTAACCTTACTGATCTGGAAAATCTGGGATGTAGACCGAAGGAAGATGACCTTTGAGTTCAGCGTGAGCGCGGGAAGGCCCGGAACCTGACCAGCCGGTACGATAACGTTCGGTGGCAGGGTGACCGGCTCAACCCGGACGGCGGCGCTTTTCAGGATTTTATCCCGAGTATTTACGATGGTTGCCATTAAATCATCACTTGAACAGTGGTACGCGATTTCAGGAAATTGGTCTGAAGACCAACGACAAGGCCCAACTTCCCGTTCTTGAGGCCGAAGCGGTCATGTGTAATGCGGACCACGGTGCCCAGCTCCAGGGCGGTCGAGTTGGCAAAGCCGTCATACTGGTAGATGCAGCGTGGCGTACCCATCAGGTCAAGCCTCCGAACAGCCTCCGTGATGGCATCAGCCTCTGCCAGAAGGAAAGTTTCCTCCCGCTCAGGGGTGACATGCAGCCGGTAGTCGGCAGCGACCGTGGCGTTCTTCGCGGTGTAGTCCAGCCACTCCTCTTTGAACAGGTTCTTGTGCTCAACTGGGATACCACTTTCCAGTTTGGCCTGAACAGTCCAGTTTTTGCAGTAGCCCAACTTGACGGAAGCAAACACGTCAAGTTTCTCCACCACCTTGAGGGACCTGTTGAGCATGTCTTCGATGGTGATGTCAGCCACGACCAGGTTCGGATCATAGGCTGGGTTCACTTGGATCAAGCGGAGCTTGCCCAACCGGGAAACGATGACCATGGCCCCCACACTTGCGGCTAGTTCTTGGCACACTGCCAGGACGTTCGATTTGTCCGCGATGTAGTACCCCAACGGGTATGGGTTTTTCAAGTCAAATGCCTGGAGGCTGGTGAGGTCAAGGTCTGCGTCAGTGAATCGGTGCTGCGCAAGGCCATAGTTTTTGACCAGCAGTTTGATCAGTCCAACCGCTGAGTTCACGTAGGTGACAGACTTCACCCCCTGCGCGCTCACTGTGATCTGGCCCACCGGCTGGGCGACCAACTTGAACTTGCCTGTACTGAGTGTAGCCGACACACCGACCGGAACGCCATCATCCCGGACTTCAATGATTCCCTCGGTGTTGCCAATGTTGATCTGGTACTCGTGCTCGGCTGGATCGATCAGAAGTGGCTCGACATTGTGGCACTCACCCAGCAGTACCGGAAGCAGACGCTCCTTGTTATCGGTCAGGCCCCCAAGTTTCACTTCGTTGACCGCAGTGTTGAGCAACTGGAGCTTGTCCCGGAACTTCACGTTGATTCGGTTGCGGGCGCGGCTGTCGATGTCGGCCACGACGCCGACGAAAACCGGGACGAAGTCAGCGCGCAGCCAGCGCACGTCGCCATGCAGCACGGTCATAGGTCTGTTGACCCATACGCCCTGAAGCCAGTGATCGTATTCGCCGTCGCTGTTGTCCAGCTCGATGTCGCCGTAGGACATTGATGCACTACCCGAAACGGACACACTTTCGTTGAGGCTGACCCCGTTCTGGATGATCGAGTCATACTCCACATTCGGTGGGGCCTCCGTTGGCCCCGTGGTGAACCCCCGGCTGGCCAAACGGATGACGGTTTCTACACCGTTGATCTTTGCGGTGGCTTCCACCAGGATGCACCGCATCGCGGTGTCATCCTCAAGCCACGCTTCATACTGCGCTGTTGTCGTCATTTGATTCCCGGTTTGTTTCGATCACCCCAGCTAGAACTTGCTGCGGCTTCCTGAGTCCCTGCCACGATGGCGTCAGCATTCGCTTGCGAGGAGCTGTGAACTGCACGAGCAATCACCTCAGCGGCTTCACGCTGGCCCGTGGTGAGGCGTTCAACCGCAGCCTTCAGCTCACGAATCTCAGCAGCCATCTCCGATTTTTCGTTACTGCTGAAAGACCCAGTTGACGCCATGGCAGCTTTGTCAGTGCGACGGGCCTCTGCCTGTGATGCGGTCAGGATTTCCTCACCACGATGCAATTCGGCAATATACCCGTCAAACGGAACATAGCCAAGTCCTCCTGCGTGGGAGCCGTTGACCTTGACCTGGTACTCATTGGTCTTCTTCATCTCCTCACGGATTTGCTCGATAGTAATGCCACGGTTGGCAGCATCAAGCCAGAACTGGAGGCCAGCATCATCAGCCTTGCGGTTCAGGAGCGTCCGGTACAAGCCCTTGATGCTGTCTTCCATAGTGTCGTTCACACCACCGCCGTCTACACCGAGTGTACCCAGCAGGCCAGCCAGCTCCGCAGGCAGACCGCGCAGGATTTCTGGCACTTCCGAAATCACGCCCAGGTCGTCCGACATCTCGCCCAGGACACGAACTTGGATGGCCAGTTGGTTGGTGACCGCGCTCATCTCACGGTCGATGGCGTCGTTGACACCAATCACTTCTGCACGAAGGTCCTTCAGTTCCTGCAACTGGTCCTTGGCTGTCACTTCAGCAGCGTTGCCTTTGTTCAGTGCGTCCAGGCCGACAGCCTCTAGCTGCTTGGTAACCTCACCAAAGATGTCGGTGTAACCCTGTGAGCTGGCGTAGTAGGTCTTGGCCAATTCCAGCAGCGTATCAGCACGACCTTGCAGGCTGTCACGAGCTTTATCACGGACGCCCTCATCCGTCGAGTTCAGGTCGTTCAGATTCTGGTTGTACAGTTTCTGAGCTTCTTCCAGCTTTTGCTTGTTGGTCAGTGGCGACTTGTCACCCGTGCTCAGGTCACGGACATAGTCCCGGAGATCACGACCGAATTCGATCAGGTCCTCAGCGTTTTTCTTCTCGATCTCGTACTTTTCCAGAACGAGGTCTTTGATCTGTCCAGCCAGATCGAGCTGCTGCTCGAAGCTGACGGTACTGGTGTCCATCAACTGGCGCAGTTCAGCAATACGCTTGCTGTTGTCGACCTTACCGCTACCCTTGGCAAGTTCCGCGTCGATGTCGGCCAGCAGCGTGCGACCCTCACGAGCTGCATCAGTCCAGCGCTCAGCAGCGTCGATCAGGACGTTGATCGATGCCCGTTGCTTGGCAAGTGCTGGGTCCACGCCGCCTGCTTCACCTGCCAGCTCGGAGAATTGGCCCGACAGGTTGATCAGCGCACCGTACAGGGCCTGCCCTGCTGGCGTGCTTCGGTCCAGGCCCTCGACCAGCTCCTTGAACGCATCCTTCGATGCTGGCATGGTGATGTTGAGTTTGCGGAACTCCTCGTTGAGGAAGCCGGTCTTGATCGCAGCGCGTTCGCCCTCGGTGAAGAACTCCTCCAGGAAGTCTTTCATGCCGGAAGCAAGGTTGCTCACGCCGCCCGCGCCCTTGACCATGTCGGCAGTGACGTTGCTGTCCTTGGCGCCGGTTGCAATCATGGTGCGGCGCACGTCGTTCAGGTTGGTGTATGCCTCAGCCATTTCAGCAGCGGAGCCGACGAACGACTCGACCATCTGACCAATACCGCTCAGAACGTTGCCCGAAGCCTCTTTCTGCAACAGGCTGGCGCGGACGATCTCGGTGGTAACGTCGCCCTGTTTGTTTGCGATGCTGTTGTAGTCGGCTGCTGCGATGCCCAGTTTCTGCATCGTGTACTGTGCGGCCTCGATACCCGAGGACACACGCACGATGGTGGACATGTACCCTTCGCCAGCCTGCTGGAAGGCGTTGAGTCCTGGCATGGCGACCTTGGCCATGGTGTCACCCAGGTTGCCGAAGACCGCTTGCAGTTCCTTCTCCACCTCATCGGACGACAAACCCTTCAGGCTGATCCGGGTCATGCCTGCCGACGACAGCGACATGTTCTTCAGCGCGGCTTCGATGGTGGCATTGTCCTGGCCAAACGCAACAGCAGCGTTCTTGACCACGGTGTACATGTCACCGACGATCAGGGACATCTGTTCGGCAAGTTCCCCGTCCAGATTTTGGTACTCAGTGTTGGTCTTTTTGCTGCTCGACAGGCCCCAGAAGCTTTTCTTCTTGGTCTCCATGTCGGCGTAGCTCTGGGCAACTGCGCTGCCGCCCATGATCGAACCAATGTTCGTGTTGTTGAACGCGATGCCGCTGTCCAGCAGGGTCTTGGAGGAGCTGCTGAAACCGAGCTTGCTGTGCGTGGCGAATACACCCAGTGCAGCCTCATCAGCGCGGGTGCCACGGATACCCGACGTGATCGACACGGTGTTGACCAGACCGCTGATACCGGCGTTGATGCTCTCCAGGGTCAGCAGTTGGCTGGAGGAATAGCGCAGCTCGATGTCCGAGTTCTCGCGCAGGGCTTCCATGGCGCGTGCCAGGGACTCTGACTTTTCCAGCTCCCAGTCGTAGGCGTTGGCTTTTTCATCGTCTGTGTTGTAGGACTTGCCGGTGCCATTGAACTTCTGGCGCTCCTCCGACAGGTTGACCTTCGACCCGCCGCCGCCAGCACCGCTGACCGCCACGCCGATTGCAGCCAGCATCGCTGCCGTGATGGCGAACGCTGGGATGTTCGCAGGGTATGGCAGAGACAGTGCCGCAGCCAAGCCGGTAATACCATGCGCGGTCGCTTTCGCACTTTCAGAAGCGATGGTCGGTGCCACGGTTCCGGCTTCTACTGCAACCTCGGTTGCCTTGACCGTCGTGAACAGGCCCAGGAAGCCCGTCAGGAGGCCCGACTTCGTCAGGTGGGTATGGATTGCCGAAGCGATCTCAAACGCCCTGAAGGTCTGCTCAGCGGCCTGCATGACGGCATAGCCCTTCGACTGCTCATCGAAGTACCCTTTTGCCGCCCCGGCGATGCTCCCGTAAGAGGCCAGTTGAATCTCGGTGGACTTTATCGTGGCGGCGTCCTGCACCTCCAGCAGCTTGGTCTTGTCCATCTTCGGATCGGACTGTGCGCGCTTGACTTGATCGTCCAGGTCCTTCTGCTCAGCCTTCTGGCGCATCAGTGCAGAGATGACGCCGCCCACGGCTTTTCCGCCCTTACCGAAAGCATCGCTCAGCGACTTCTCGATGGACTTACCGGCATCGATCCATGCCTTGGACGAGCGCTGGGCTTCACGGACAAGGTCCGTACCCATCTTCGACACGCTGCCCTTGAGCTTTGGATCGCCCAGGCCGTCAGCGATGGCGCTCATTTTGGCCAGCAGCTCATTCGCAGCCGGGATAGTCTGATCGCGGATTCCATCGGCCATGGCGGCAGCGCCAACGTCCGACAGGAAGCCGTTGGTGGCCGACGCCTTGGTAGCGACTTCGGCCAGACGTTCTTCCATACCCGACACCAGGGCCTCGTACTGCTCCTCAAGCTGGGCGAACATGGCCGACTGGCGACCACTGTTCCACTCGTTGGTCAGGTGCTCTTTGCGACCGTTCAGCGATTCTTTCTGAGCGTAGTTGGTGCGCGGGTCGTTCAGATCGTTGTCGATCTGGGTCATCTCGCCGCCGTTCTTCGAGTTAAATTCCAGCTCGAAGGCCCGGATCAGTTCGCCACGGTCCCGCAGGTTGCGAGATTCGGTAGCCAGACTTTCTTCGGCCCACTTGGAGAACAGTTCGCGGCGCTGACGCACAGCTTCACGGTCAGCTTCCAGGATGTCCCGCTCGGTCCCTTCCTTCTTATTTACTATGGACTGCTCATTGCGCTTGCGGTTCTCGGCCGCAGCAGCCATCGCTTCCTTCTGCTCGAAGACGACCAGCTCATCCCTGCGGGCCTTGGTGACAATGGCCAGCTCGTTGGCAATCGACTGGAGACTGCCGATCTCATTGACGGCAAGGTTCGTCTTATTCGTTGCCAGCGCGGACTTCTCCATGTCCTTGATGCGCTGGAGTTCGCCGTCCAACTGGAGCTGGCCAGCACCGTAGGCATCACGCTCAGCCGAGCGTGCGCCGCCCTTGTCTGGCTTGACAAAATTGTTCAGTGCGCCGTTGATCTTCTTACCGACTTCACCCGCCTTGAGAGCGATAGCATCAGCGTCGGAATCTGCCTGGGCAAGTTCCACCTTCAGTGCGTCCAGCTCCGGGATGAACGCTTTGGTCTTGTCGTTGCCCTGGTCACCAAAGGTGTCGCTCTTGCCGCCTGCCATCTTGTCCAGGTCGTCCAGGCGACGTGCGACATTCTGGCGCTTGGTCAGGCGCAGGTTGTCGTTCGACTCGATCTTGAACTCACGCTCTTTGGCATCGAGCTTTGCCAGTTTGCCCGCGATCTCATCGCGTCGAGCGACAGCCAGAGCCTCATCACGTTCGGCGTTCCTGTTGTTTGCATCCCAGTTGCCCCACATCGAAGTGGCTGGACGAGAAACCGACTTGGCCACATCAGCCTCAGCCTTTTGCAGTTCGCCCATGAGAGCTGAACGACTGGTCTCAACGCCTGCTTTTTTCGTCAGTTCAGCGTTGTTGCTCAGCTCCTTGTTCAGCTCCTTCAACTTGTCGATCTGACGGTCGTAGAAGTTGATGGCGGTGTCAGTCGTGTTGTTGGCACGGTTCAGTGCGTTCTCTGCACGCGAAGTGCTGGCCCCCATCAACTCGTAGGCGGTGTAGCCCGCCATGATCAGGAGAGACAGTGGTCCGAGCGATGCCGATGCCATGCGCGCAGCCATGGCGAAGCGGGTCATGCCCACGCTTGCGCCGCCAGCGATAATGCCAGCACCACCGATTGCACCGGAAGCGCCAGTAGTGGCAACGGTGTTGGCTGCATTGGCCAGGGTGGAGGCTGCAACCGAGTTGCGCCACACCACCATGGCGCTTGCAGCACCAGAGACCACACGAAGGCCAGCATAGGCCGCAGCAGCCATCAGAATCGAATCGCCGTTCTGGACCATGGTCTGCGTGACACGGGCCGTGGCGATGGCAAGGTTGGCCAGCGAGTTGACGACCTCGTCTGCCTTGGCCATCTCACCGATCTCCTCCGCTACCCGGCGAATGGTCGGTTCGGCTTGCTGGAATGCCTTGTTGAACGTGCCGTCCACCGAGTTCGACATGCGACGGAATGAGCCGTGCACGGTGTCTTCCAGTTGCAGCACAGCAGCGCTCATGAACCCGGAGGAGTCCTTGGCTTCGTTCAGGAACTCGTTGTACTTCTCGAAGTCGGACGTGACTGCCGACAGGGCCTTTGAACCGCGCTGGTCAGCGATAGTGCCCAGGAACACGGCGCGGCTGGCTTCATTCATCTGCGACAGCTTCTGGCGCAGCTCATCGATCAGTTCGGTATAGCCCTTGATGTTACCGGCACCGTCGCTGGTTGATAGGCCCACAGCGTCCATCGCGGCCTTGGCTTCAGCCGTTGGCTCGTACAGGCTCTTGAGCGAGTTGGTCAGTGCCGTACCTGCCGCGCTGCCAATAATGTTTCGCTGCGCCAGGACGCCGATTGCCGATGCAGTTTCTTCGATGGTGACCTTGAACATGTCACCAGCGGTAGATGCCTGCTTCATCGACTCAGTCATACCACGTACCGAGGTGTTGGACGACGCCGCTACCTGGGAGAAGATGTCGCCAACTTTGCCGATCTCGTTGGCCTGCATGTTGAACGCTTGGGCGATACCAGTTGCCGACAGTGCAGCCGACCCCACGTCCATCTCACCGATGACCGACAGGTTCAGCACGTCCGGCAGGGCCTGCAACGCTTTACGTTGATCCAAACCGTTCTGTGCCAGTGCGCGCATACCCTCAGCGGCTTCCTTGAGGGTAGACATCGAACCGTCCGTGATCCCGATGAACTTATCGAAATCGATTGGTTCTCGCTCCATGTCGTTGGCAAGTGCACGCAGGAACTGGAGCTGGAATTCGACTTCAGTTCCCATGGACAGGCTCTTGGCCAGCGACCCAGCAATGACCGCACCAGCCACCAGCGGGACCGTGTTACCCCAGGTCAGCCAGAGCTGGCCAATGCCTCCCGCCAGACCGCGTGCAGCCGAGTGGGCGTCGTTCATCGCGGCAGTCACCACACGATGGTTCTGCGCCGCTTCCCGGCTCGACGCATTTCCGCGCTGCTGCGTAGCCTGGAGCTGCGCCAACATGCGCTCGTAGTTGCCGACAGCGTTGACTGCGTCT